GGCGATGGAAGATAAGAGGCGATTTGCGCGATAAGATAGTTATCCAATGAATTCATGAAAGCGGAAGATGGAGGGATATTTGGAGATTTAGTGAATTCAAAAAAGAAGAAATGGATACGATGTCGCGCGCGAGCATCGATTCTAATATGTTGTAATCGATATTCAAAAAGATATTACTGGTCCCGAACATCTGGTAATGTTGCTCCCCATGATTGTGCCAGACTGACCAGTTCCAAATAATGCGACGTCAACGCAGTACCCATCATATCATTGCAGTTGGTTGCGCCCCATCTGAGTGCAAGAGTACAAAAATCATATCTACGCAACCGAGTCGCGACGATAAGCATGCCATTATAATCAGTAGCGCCCCATTCGTGCGCGAGTTCACAAAGCGATTGATTATTACCACAAACCGCCGCTGTAAGCATGCAATTGAAATTAGTTGCTCCCCATGATTTCGCAAGTTCGCAAATTGCGCGATAACCACCCTGCGCGGCACCACGGAGCATTCCATCGTAATCTGTCGCGCCCCATTCGCGCGCAAGGATACAGAGCTCGCGATAATTTCCAAACGCGGCTTTCGCGAGCATTCTATTGAATCTGATTGCACCCCATTCGCGCGCAAGAATACAAAGATCGCGATGACCACCTTCCGTAGCGCGAAGAAGCACCCAATCAAAAGCAGTCGCTCCCCAGGATTGCGCAAGTTCGCAAATCTCGCAATGACCATTGTGCGCGGCGTAGGTGATCATCCAATCGTAATCTGTTGCTCCCCATTCGCGCGCAAGTTCACAAAGCGCGCGATGACCCCCCTCTGCGGCGCCAGCGAGCATCGGATTGTAATCGGTTGCGCCCCATTCGCGCGCAAGTTCACAAAGCGCGCGATGACCCCCGTGTGCTGCCCTTCCGAGCATTCCTCTGTAATGCGTTGCTCCTAATTCGTGCGCGCGAACACAAATCGCGCGATGACCACCGAGTGCCGCGCCATTGAGCATATTATCAAAATCAGTTGCGCCCCATTCGCGCGCAAGAATACAAAGATCGCGATTACCTGCGCAAGCAGCAAGTTCCAGCATCTTATCGTATGTAAGCAATCCGCAGTGTGTGGGCGATACTGTTAAGCGATCAAATGCCGCGGATTTTGTTGCGTTGGGATCCACTATTGAATCGCGGGAGTGCGCAAGAACGCAAAGATCGCGATTACCGATTTTAGTGCCATATAGTAAAAGATCGCGGAATGTTCTTTTCTCCGGTTGCGCAATAATCGCGCGAAACCGCGCGGAAACCGCGCGAAGAGGCGCGTTAAGGGGCGATAGAAGACAAGAGGCAATGCGCGCGATGAGATAGTTATCCAATGAATCCATAAATAATAGGGTCGCGCGAGTTCAAAAGAAAACGCGCGCGGATGATCATTGTGCATCCCATGCTCGCGCAATGATGCAAAGCGCGCGATTCCCCATGTGTTCCGCTGTTTCAAGCATGCCGTTGAAATCAGTTGCACCCCATGTGTGCGCAAGTTCGCAAAGATTAAGCCTTCTTCGCTCTGTTGCGGCAATAAGCATATCGTTGAAATTGGTCGCGCCCCACGCGCGCGCAAGTTTACAGAAAGCAGGTGCGTTTTCCTTGGTCGCGGTAATAAGCATTCTATTGAAATTCGTCGCGCCCCAGTCGCGCGCAAGGATACACATTGCGCTGCGTTCGTACCTTGTAGCGACAGTAAGCATTCTATTGAAATTCGTCGCACCCCATTTGCGCGCAAGTTCACAAAGCGCGCGATGACCTCCCATTGCTGCGCTCGCAAGCATTCTATCAAAATGCGTCGCACCCCATTTGTGCGCAAGTTCACAAAGCGCCCGATGACCACTTTCCGCGGCTTCCGCGAGCATAAGATTAAACCCCGTCGCACCCCAATCATACGCGAGAATACAAATTGCGGTGTTGCCTCGTTGTGAGGCTTCCCTGAGTACACGGTTATAACAAGTTGCGCCCCATGAATGTGCGAGAATGCATAAATCAATGTGTCCATAGCACGCAGCATTTATAATCATAGCATTGTAATCAGTTGCACCCCATTCGCGCGCGAGTCCACAAAGCTCGCGATGACCTCCGCGCGCGGCTTCTACGAGCATTATATCATACCGAGTTGCACCCCATTCGCGCGCAAGAATACAAAGATCGCGATAACCACCATGCGCGGCTCCCCTAAGCATTTCATCGTAATCAGTTGCGCCCAATTCGCGCGCGAGAATACAAAGATCGCGATGACCACCCATTGCGGCTCCCCTAAGCATTGCATCGTAGTCAGTTGCGCCCCATTCAAGCGCAATATCACAGAGATCGCGATCATCTCTGTGCGCTGCGCATTCGATCATAGTATCGAAATCAGTTGCTCCCCATTCGTGCGCAAGAAAACAAAGATCATGATGACCGCCATCTGTTGCGCCTTCAAGCATACCGTTGCACCCGCGTTCGTCAGTTGATTTCCAGGTGTGCGCAAGGACACACAAATCATTGTAACCACCCTTTGCGGCTCCCATGAGCATCCAATTGTAATCTGTTGCGCCCCATTCGTGCGCGAGTTCGCAAAGCGCGCGATTACCTCCGCGCGCGGCATCTACAAGCATATCATCGTAATCCTCATTACTTGCTGGCAACGCAAGTTTGCAAAGTGCAGCACATCCATATTTGACTCCGCGTCTTAGAATTGATCCGCGCGATCTCTTCTTTGGTGGTGTAATAATCGCGCGAAATCGCGCGGAAACGGCGCGAAGAGGCGCGTTGAGAGGTGATGGAAGATAAGCGACAATACGCGCGATAAGATAGTCGTCCAATGAATCCATGGAGGTGAGGAGAATATTTGGGGTCTCCGCGAATTCAAAAAAAATTATTGGTGCCAGATCCCAGTGACAATCGAGAGTGGGGCCGGTGGATAATTTAGTAGCGATGCGCCCCATGATCGCGCGAGATATTCTAGTTCCGCGTAATGGTATTGCGTTGCAAGTAGCAGCATTTCATTGATGTCTGTTGCACCCCAATCGTGCGCGAGAGTGCAAAGATCATATCTACGCAGCCAAGTTGCATTCCTAAGCATTTGATTATAATCAGTGGCACCCCACGCGTGCGCAAGTTCACAAATCGCGCGATAACCGCGATTTGTCGCTGCATCAAGCATTTCATTGTAATCAGTGGCACCCCACGCGTGCGCGAGTTCACAAATCGCGCGATAACCGTGATCCGTCGCTGCATAAAGCATTTCATTGTAATCAGTGGCACCCCAATCGCGCGCAAGTATACACATATCTGGATGACCATTTTCTGCTGCGTGCGCAAGCATCCAATTATAATCTGTCGCGCCCCATACCCACGCAAGTTCGCAAATCGCGCGATGATTACCAGATGCGCCAAATGCGAGCATTGCACTGTAGTTAGTTGCTCCCCATTCGCGCGCGAGATCGCAAATCGCGCGGTGACCTCCGTGTGCTGCGTATGCGAGCATCAATTCATATCCAGTTGCTCCCAATTCGAGCGCGCGAATGCAAATCGCGCGATGACCACCGCGTGCGGCTCCCCAAAGCATATCATCGTATTTAGTTGCGCCCCACTTGATCGCAAGATCACAAATCGCGCGATGACCCCCACGAGCTGCCTTTGTGAGCATATAATTGAATTTGGTCGCACCCTTGAATCGCGCGAGTTCGCAAAGCGCGAGATGACCACCGCATGCCGCTTCAGCGAGCATTAAATTATAATCAGTTGCACCCCAGGAGATCGCGCGATCACAGAGCGTACGATGACCTCCGCGCGCGGCACCCATGAGCAACCAATCATAACCATCCATCATTTCGGCCTGAGGATGTGAATTGCGAATGGCCGCGAGCCATTTATCCGCGAGAATACAAATTGAGAAGTAATTGTATCGCGCGGCAATAGTGAGCATTTTCCCGTAATTTGTTGCTCCCAATGATCGCGCGAGCGTACAAATCTCTGCGCTCCCAATTTTAGCGCCACGCCTCATAAGTTTACTCGGCGTTCTTTTTTTTGGTGGACCAATAATCGCGCGAAATCGCGCGCATGTCGCGCGTAATGGCGCGTTGAGTGGCGATGGAAGATAAGATGCAACGCGCGCGATAAGATAGTCGTCCAGCGAATACATAGATGAATAATATGCACCACCAGCGAATTCAAAAAAATGACTTACGCAATCCATCCGCGCGCTAGAACGCGAATGTCCTCGCGAATGCCGCGCTCGAGCATTGCATCGAAATCTGTCGCGCCCCATTCGACCGCAAGAATACAAAGATCGCGATGACCACAGCGCGCGGCATTCGCGAGCATTGCATCGAAATCTGTCGCACCCCATTCGTGCGCAAGTTCACAAAGTGCGAGATGACCTCCCACTGCTGCATTCGCAAGCATTCTATCAAAGTTAGTCGCACCCCATTCGCGCGCTAGATCACAAAGCACGCGGAAATCGCCGCGCGCGGCACTAGTAAGCATTTCATCGAAAGCTGTTGCGCCCCATTCGCGCGCGAGATCACAAAGCTCGCAATTACCTGCGTAAGCAGCGCGCGCAAGCATCCAATCATAATCTGTTGCTCCCCATTCGTGCGCGAGTTCGCAAATATCGCGATGACCTCCATGTGCCGCACAAGAGAGCATAGTATTGAAATCAGTTGCTCCCCATTCGTGCGCGAGTTCGCAAAGCGCGCGATTACCTCTACGCGCGGCATGCGAAAGCATATTGTCGTAGTTCGTTGCGTTCCATTCGAGCGCGAGCTTACAGATCGTGTACTGACCTCCATGCGCAGCCCATGCGAGCATTGCATTAAAATCATTCGCGCCCCATTCGCGCGCGAGAATACAAAGCTCACGATAACCATCATGTGCGGCGCAAATAAGCATCCGATTCCAATCATTCGCGCCCCATTTGCGCGCAAGAGCACAAAGATCGTGATTACCAACATTCGCGGCTTCTGCGAGCATCCAATTCCAATTAATCGCGCCCCATTTGCGCGCGAGTTTGCAAAGCGCGAGATGACCTCCTTTCGCAGCGTTAGCGAGCATCCGATTCCAATTATTCGCGCCCCATTCACGCGCAAGCTCACAAATCGTGAGATGACCACCGAGAGCGGCATGTGAGAGCATTTCGTTGTAATCGGTCGCACCAAAGTCGCGCGCAAGAATACAAATTGCGCGATGACCGCTGTGCGCTGATTTCGTGAGCATTTTTGTATAATCATTCGCACCATGATCGCGCGCAAATTCACAGATCGCGATACATCCAATTTCAGCTCCATATTTCAGTAGCGCGTTTGGTGATCTTTTCTCCGGTGGATCAAGTAACGCGCGAATTCGCGTACATGTCGCGCGCAAGGGCACATTGAGCGGTGATGGAAGATAGGATGCAATGTGAACGACGAGATAGTCGTCCAGTGAATACATTGTATGTGTTACATAACGATATTCAAAAAAAATAGATATCAACGCGCGCAAGTTCGCGCATCCGATTTTAGAATAGTGCGTGGTGATCTTTTCCTTGGCGGGTTCGCGCGAGCGATTTGCGTAATGAAATAATTGTGTCTATGCCTTTTCACGCGCTAGAAAGAATAGGTACGTATAATGATATTGTGAAGCAATACGACACATTTCATCAAAACAAGTCGCGCCCCACGAGATTGCTAGTTTACACAGACTGTAATTACCCGTATGAGCGGCAGCCATGAGCATTCCATTAAAATCTGTTGCTCCCCATTCGCGCGCGAGTACACAAAGCGCGCGATCGCGATTCATTGCTGCATATTGGAGCAACGGATCATAATTTGTCGCACCCCATTTATGCGCGAGTTCGCAAATGTCGTAATAACCTTTGTTTGCGGCGCATTGGAGCATTTCGTTGTAATTCGTCGCACCCCACTCGAGAGCGAGTTCGCAAATCTCGTGGTAACCTTTGTTTGCGGCGCATTGGAGCATTTCGTTGTAATTCGTCGCACCCCACTCGAGCGCGAGTTCGCAAATCGAGCGATGTCTTTTACGTGTGGCGAATCGGAGCATTTCATCGTAATTCGTCGCGCCCCATTTGTGTGCAAGTTCGCAAATGTCACAATAACCACAATCCGCGGCGTGTGTGAGCATTTCATTGTAATTTGTTGCGCCCCACTCATGCGCGAGTTCGCAAATGTCGTAATAACCGCCGTATGTTGCGCGCAGGAGCATTTCGTCGTAATCCAGATACCTCCCATTGTTCCATTCATGCGCGAGCTCGCAAATCGTACGATAACCTCTTTTTGCGGCGTTTAAGAGCGTCCAATTACAAATAGTTGCACCACTTTCAAACGCGAGTTTGCAAATATCGTAATACCCTCCCTCCGTTGCGTATTCGAGCATAGAATCGAAATCGGTTGCGCCCCACGAGAGTGCAAGCATACAAGACGTAATACAACCTTTCTTTGTAGCGCAAATGAGCATCCAATTGTAATCAGTTGCACCCCATTCGTGCGCAAGCTCACAAAGCGCGCGATGACCTCTTATTGTTGCACTCGCGAGCATTCTATTGAAATTCGTCGCGCCCCATTTGCGCGCAAGTTCACAAAGCGCTAAATGACCTCCCTCCGCAGCGCTAGCGAGCATCAAATCGCACGATTCGTCCCAGGGTAACGAAAACGTCCATCGTTGCGTTTTAGTGAGCGACCCGCTAAGCCGCGTTTCAATCCACGTGCGCGCGAGTTCGCAAATCTCGCGATGACCATAACGCGCTGATTTTTCAAACATTTTTGTGTAATCATCCGCACCATATTCGCGCGCGAATTCACAGATTGTGACGCATCCAATTTCAGCCCCATATTCTAGGAGCGCGTTTGATGATCTTTTCTTTGGAGGACCAATAAGTGCGCGAAATTGCGTGGAAACTGCGCGCAAGGGCGCGTTGAGTGGCGATGGAAGATAGAAGGCGATTCGCGCGATAAGGTAGTTGTCCAGGAGTTCCATTGATTATGATACGCTGCGAAATTCAAAAAAATAGATATTCGCTTGTGTGATATTTGTCATCGAATTCGTGATGTGCGGACATTTACCATGCCATATTTTTTGTGTGCGGCACAATAGATCGCTCTTGATTGACCTGGGGTGTTATAAGATGGTTGTGTTTTGCAACCGCGCGCGATGCAAGGCACGTGCTTATAATCGCGCATACCCTCTTTGCGATGTGTGGCGCAATAAATGCCGCGCGATTGGCCTTCAAAGTTGAAAGATGGCTGTTTTTTGCAGTCCGGAAAGATGCATCGCGGAGTTTTAACGTCGACCATTCCATCCCTTTTATGCTTAGTACAATAAATACCATCATGGCGACCCTCAAAGTTAAAATATGCGTTTGTGTAGCATCCGGGCATAATACATCGCTCGTAACTAGGATTAATCATGCCCGGTAATTTGTGATGGGAACAATAAATGACTGGTTGGCCCACGTAATTGAATGTGGCGCGCTTGAAACACTTGAGACAGCGAGGCATGTGTATATAACTAGATGTCATTGAATTCAAATATTCGCGCGCAGATTACTAAGAATCCACTCGCACGCGAACGGATTGTTCACGCGTAAACCACTAAGAATCCACTCGCACGCAAGAACGCAAAGATCGTGATGATTTGCGCGCAATGCCTCCATAAACATCCAATCGTAATTAGTTGCGCCCCAATCGTGCGCGAGAACGCAAAGATCGCGATTGCCGACATGTGCGGCTTCCGCAAGCATTCCATCATAATTAGTTGCACCCCATTCGCGCGCAAGAACACAAAGAGCGCGATGATTGTGGTGCGTCGCATCTACGATCATGCCATTGTAATTTGTTGCTCCCCAGTTGCGCGCGAGTTCGCAAATCTCGCGATTACCGGCGCATGTGGCTTTCGAGAGCATCCAATCGTAATCAGTTGCGCCCCACGAGTGCGCAAGTTCGCAAATCGCGCGATGACCACCTCGCGCGGCTTTCGCGAGCATCTGATTGAAATCTGTTGCTCCCCATTTGTTCGCGAGTTCGCAAATCTCGCGATGACCACCGAGAGCCGCACATGAGAGCATTTCGTCCGTATCAATTTCATCCATTACGCTCCAGTCGTGCGCAAGTTCGCAAATCGCGCGATGACCACCAAGAGCGGCACGCGCAAGTAATGTATCGCAATCAATGCGCTGATTAGTCACAAGCTTTTTCGCGCACGCGAAGTCGTGAGGTGTGATAATACCTTGTTTCGCGCTATTTTCCAAAAGAATACTGATCGTCATTCTCTCCGGTGGCGCGATAATCGCGCGAAATCGCGCGCATGTTGCGCGCAAGGGAGCGTTGAGTGGCGATGGAAGATAGAATGCGATTCGCGCGATAAGGTAGTCGTCCAAGAGATCCATTGATTATGACGCATGGCGAAATTCAAAAAATAGTTGTCATTAAGTTTGTGGTACACCGCGATTAAGCATCCATTTGCGCGCGAGAATATATTGATCAAGCTGAATTGCATGTAATGCATACACTAACGTCCGATTGTAATCAGTTGCGCCCCATTCGCGCGCAAGAGCACAAAGATCGTGATTACCAACATTCGCGGCTTCTGCAAGCATTCCATCGTAATTAGTTGCACCCCATTCGCGCGCAAGAACACAAAGATCGCGATGATTGCATTGCGCTGCATCCACGATCATGCTGTTGAAATTAGTTGCTCCCCAGTCGTGCGCAAGTTCGCAAATCGCGCGATTACCACTGAGCACGGCCATCGTAAGCATATGATTGTACTTAGTTGCACCCCAGTCGTGCGCTAAAATGCAAATATCGCGATAACCGCCACATGTGGCTTCCGTGAGCATCTTATTGTAGTTTGTTGCTCCCCAGTCGTGCGCGAGAACACAAATTGCGCGATGGCCATATTTCGCTGCGAATATGAGCATCTCATCCGCGTCAAATTCATCCATTTCTCCCCAGTCGTGTACAAGAATGCAAATCGCGCGATGACCACCGGATACTGCACACTCAAGTAACACATCATAATCAATGCCTTGATCAGTCGCTAATATTTTCGCGCGCGCAAAGTCACAAAGCGCGACAATGCCTTGTTTTGCACTATTTTGCAGGAGATTATTGAGTGATATTTTTTCGGGTGGTGCAATAATCGCGCGAAATCGCGCGCATGTTGCGCGCAAGGGAGCGTTGAGTGGCGATGGAAGATAGAATGCGATTCGCGCGATAAGGTAGTCGTCCAATGATTCCATAGATATTGGTAACGCGCGATATTCAAAAAAGTGTGCGATCATTCGCGGCAACAGGAGGAGCTGCGACGAATGGAAGCGAGTAACCACTCGCGCGCAAGACTCGCAATACCATTGCGATTATTTTTCTTTGTCATCATTTCTAACCATTCATGAGGTATATGTTGACCATTTTCTTGCATCCATTGGCGCGCAATTATGCATAGGTCAAGACGTCCGCCATCAGCTGCTCCTTCAAGCATTTTCATGTAATGACCTGTTTGGCCGCTATCTTGAATCCACGTGCGCGCGAGTTCACAAAGCGCGAGGTTATTATTGTACGCTGCATTCGAGAAAATCCCGTTGTAAATTACTGCATTTTTTCCTTCAGCTAAACACCACGAATGCATGAGTTCGCAGATCTCGCGATTTTCAGTTTCGGCAGCAGTCTCAAAGTGTTCGCTGTAATCCAATGCCGCGCCATCAGTCAACACCCAAGAGTGCACCAGTTCACAAATCGCGAGTTGATTGCCATGTATTGCTCTATAGAACATCCAATCATAGGTATGTGCGCGCGAAAACACACCCTTGGATCGCGCGTATTCGCAAAGACCGCGATGACCACCTTCCGCGGCTCCGCCAAGAAGATAAGTATAACTGGGAACATCGCCAATGGCGATCACCCAAGCAATTATGAGATCACAAATCGCACGATGCCCCCCGCACGCAGCTTCATCCAATAGCCTGTCATACTCGATATCCCAATGATTAGCGCGCATCCAATTGTGTGTAAGTTCACAAAGCTCGCGATGACCACCTTTGCATGCGCCATCAAGTATGGACGAACGAGGCTCATACCATTCGCACAGGAGATCGCAAATCGCGCGATGGTTATGGAGCGCTGCTGCATATTGCGCAACCCAGTAATTAATTTCCTTGCCCGCATCTACACTCAGTGTGTGCGCGAGTATACACAATTCGCGGCACCCTATCTTTGCGCCATGTACCATGAGATCATGGGGAGATCTTTTTACTGGCGGATTGAGTATTGCGCGAAACCGCGAGGAAACTGCGCGAAGGGGCGCATCAAGAGGCGATGGAAGATAGAAAGCGATTCGCGCGATAAGATAACTATCTAGTGAATCCATGATGGAGTGAAATAATAAGAGACTCAAAAGATTCAAAAAAATGGTTGTCAAATTAGAGACCGTACATTGGATCACAATCAGAAATCGCATCATCCTGCATTGCGCCCCATTCGTGCGCAAGAATGCACAGATCGCGATTATTTTCGCTTGTAGCTTCCATAAGCATTTCATTAAAATTTGTTGCGCCCCATTCGCGCGCGAGAATGCACAGATCGCGATTATTTCCTCTTGTAGCTTCCATAAGCATTTCATTAAAATTTGTTGCGCCCCATTCGTGCGCGAGAATGCACAGATCGCGATTATTTTCGCTTGTAGCTTCCATAAGCATTTCATTAAAATTTGTTGCGCCCCATTCGCACGCAAGTTCGCAAATTGCACGAGAATTACCAAAAGTAGCGCCCGTGAGCATTTCATTAAAATCAGTCGCGCCCCACTTGTGCGCGAGAATGCATAGATCGCGATTATTTCCTCTTGTAGCGCCCATAAGCATTTCATTAAAATTTGTTGCGCCCCATTCGTGCGCGAGAATGCACAGATCGCGATTATTTTCGCTTGTAGCTTCCATAAGCATCCAATTGTAATTTGTGGCACCCCATTCGTGCGCAAGTTCGCAAATCGCGCGATAACCTCCGCGCGCGGCACCATAGAGCATTCCATCGTAATACTTTGCACCCCATGATTGCGCAAGGATACATAGATCTACGCGACCTCCGCGAGCTGCACCCTGAAGCATACCATCGTAGTTTATCGCACCTCGTTCGCGCGCAAGGATACAAATGTCTGCGCATCCAATTTGACTTCCGCGCTTCATGAGCTTTGTTGGAGTAGTTTTTTCTGGTTGCGCAATAATCGCGCGAAATCGTGCGGAAACTGCGCGAAAAGGTACGTCAAGGGGCGATGGAAGATAAGAGACGATTCGCGCGATAAGATAACTATCTAGTAAATCCATGGTGGAGTGAAATAATAAGAGACTTGAAAGATTCAAAAAAAGAATGGATGACGAATTAGAGAGTGCGTGTTGGATCGCCATTCTGCATTGCGTCCCATTCGCGCGCGAGATTACAAAGCTCATAGTTTTCAACGTCCGTCGCATTCCAAAGCATGCGGCTAAAGTCAGTTGCGCCCCATTTACGCGCGAGAATACATAGATCGCGATTATTTTCGCGTGTAGCTTCCACGAGCATTTCATTGTAATCTGTTGCTCCCCATTCGCGCGCGAGAATACATAGATCGCGATTATTTTCGCGTGTAGCTTCCACGAGCATTTCATTGTAATCTGTTGCTCCCCATTCGCGCGCGAGAATACAAAGCTCGCGATAACCTGCATAAGCAGCGTTCGCAAGCATTTCATTAAAATTTGTTGCTCCCCATTCGTGCGCGAGTTTGCAAATTTCGCGATGACCTCCGAGCGCGGCTCCTATGAGCATCCAATCGTAATGTGTTACGCCCCATTTGTGTGCGAGTTTGCAAATTTCGCGATGACCTTCGAGCGCGGCTTCCATGAGCATTCCATCGTAACACTTTGCGCCCCATGACCGCGCAAGGATACACAGATCAATGTGTCCATGGCGCGCAGCCTCCGGGAGCATCTCCCAATTAAAATTCGTCGCACCCCATTCGCGCGCGAGAATGCATAGATCTGCGTGACCTCCGCGAGCTGCGCCTCGCAACATCCTATTGAAATCTGTTGCACCCCGTTTTCGCGCGAGATCACAAATGTCCACGCATCCAATTTGACTTCCGCGCTTCATGAGCCTCATCGGAGTAGTTTTTTCCGGTTGCGCAATTATCGCGCGAAATCGCGCGGAAACAGCGCGAAGAGGCGCATTAAGAGGTGATGGAAGATAGCTCGCGATTCGCGCGATAAGGTAGTCGTCCAAGAGTTCCATTGATTATGGTGGTGTGCGAAATTCAAAAATGCACATTTTTGAATGTGCGCAATTTATCAATATGTGGTCATGGAATCGCTTGACAGATATCTTATTGCGCACATCCTGAGACACCTTCCTTCGCCTCTCGACGCGCCTCTTCGCGCGACATGTCACTTCTGGCGCAATAGGATTTCGCGACCGCAACGTCGCACAGCCAATCGCTTGCTAGAGATCGGTGCGCGCGCAAATAGTGTGGAGTTATGCATATGCGCGCGCGAACATGGCGCAAGGGACTTTAAATTGATGTTCTTTATTGCATCGGTACATGGTCATCGCGAGATTTGCATTTTAGCGCGCAAATGGATAATTGCAAATGAGGATCGCGTGGATTATGACATTATGTTATGCTGTGTGGCGTACATAGGTCGCCGTGATTTGTGCATTCTCGCGCGCGATTGGTGTCTAGCCGAGGGACGTACGCCAGATTACGATGGAATGCGCTTTTGCGCGAACAGAGGTGGTTTGCTAAGTATGCCTATTTTTTCGCGCGCGATTACCACGCATATTCGCGATCTGATTGATATTCGCAATCATCATTTCGCGGTTCGAATTGCACCTTATGTTGTCCCTTGCATCGAAAAATTAGGTCCGCATAGTTATCCCTAATGTGGTTCCTGTTTCGAAATATGTCCCATCTTGTTTTTATGCGTATGTTGGCGGCGCAAAAGCTATCATATGTCCCCAAAAGATGTTCAATTGCCGGAATCTCATTAATAAGCCATTTGCGCGCGATTTCGAACATCTCTGTGCGCCCGTGTTTCGCGGCTTTATTCATCATAGTGAAGTAATAAAGTCCGTGATCATTCATCATATAAGGACAATATTCTTCCACAGAGCATTGATATATCCATTCGCGCGCGAGAGTGAATAGGTTAGAGTGATTGTATCGCGCGGCTTTATTAATTAATTTGTATGCTAGAATCAATAGATTGGTTCCGCTGTTAATGAAAGTCATGGCTGCGAATTCGCAAAGTATACAATTGCCTTGCTCGCATCCCTCGCGCCATATGCGATCATTTGTCGTTTTCGCAGGTGGTGCGATAGCGCGCGCGAATCGGCGACATGTCGCGCGCAAATGTGCGTTAGTTGGCGATGGTAGAAACTGTGTGATATTCGCGAGCAGAAAGTCGTCAAGTGAATCAAAGAGAGCCATGTATAATGGTGCGCAAATCATCTTAATCGCGCGACAAACGGAGGCGTGATGAACGAAAGCGCGACAAACGAAAAAAAAAGAGGCGCGCCAAGAATCACGCGCGCGCGTTCGGAGGTGAACGCGCCAAGATCTTGCGGATGATAAACCATAACGTAGTTATTGTCTATCAGTTCTATCCTCGCGACCGCAAAGTGCTGCATCACAGTGCGGAAATGTGCTTCAGATGGCGCGAGCGTGTGATCGCTTGTACACCAATCTACGAACGAATTGTACCATTGTTCGCAGGGAATGTCGTGCTTCTCGCGGAACATTTGAAGCTCGCAAGTGCTTGCGCGACCTAGGAGCATCGCGCGCAGATACCGAACAAGTATGCTGGGTTGTGGAGATTCCATGGATGAAATAATCTTACGCCCGCGATATTCAAAAAAAATACGCGCGCGAATATACAAACATGTCTTTCTCGCATCGCGATCAAAGCTTATTTGATATTCCGGCCGCAACATACATTGGCCAAAGTATTTACACTGCGAATATCCCACATATTGTGTGTCTGACGGTTAATGGAACAGATATGACCATTGGCGCACCAGTAACAACTGGCGGAGTGCAAACGCTCGATAACAAGTCGCTAGTTGCGGATCACACGTATTTTATTGATAGTGTAACTGCGACAAAGCGAATTCGCTTTGATGCTACTGGTGTAACCGCGGGTGCGCCAGTTATTATTTCATCCGCGGGATCGGGAACTATCATTCTCCCAAATCCCGCGGGTGGCACCGCAACAATTCTTGCGGACGCAAGCACGCAATCTGTGAGTGGCATATGGTCATTTACTAATGCGGCCGCAAGCACTAGTACAATTACTGGTGCGATTGTCGTGTCCGGTGGCGTAGGAATCGCTGGTAACACGCATATTGGCGGACGCACAACAACTGTTGGACTCACTAGTTCTGGCAGCGGAATTTATATTTCTGATCCTACCGCGGGAACACCATTTGTTGCGTGCTTGAATACCACAATGGTTGCTGGAAACGCATATCAATGTTTGCGCGCGGGATATGCAACAAGTGAATATAACGAGGCGTGCGTCAATTTCTATTTTGATGGGGTTGGATCCGCAAGTAATCGCGCGGATCTTGGAGTGTATGGACACGAAGATATCATCAAAATTACGTCCGCAACTGTTGATATTACGCCGACAACAGTTTCTGGATCAACGACCACAGGTTCATTAATCGCGCGCGGAGGTGCAGGCATTGTTGGTAATTTGTATGTTGGTGGAGATGTGCACGCAACGAGCGCGACAGCATCCACTAGTACAATTACTGGCGCACTAGTAGTTACTGGTGGTGCTGGAATCGCTGGAGCTACATATGTTGGTGGAGATACGCACATCACGAGCGCGACAGCATCCACTAGTACAATTACTGGCGCATTAGTAGTTACTGGAGGTATTGGATGCGCGGAACGCAATACTGCGACGAACATGACATGCACAACCGCACCAAGCGCACTGACTGATGTCATGCGTTTAAGCGAATTTACTGTAGTAATTGCGGGCGCGTATACTTTTGCGATGAGCGATGGGACCGTAGTCTATACTCCAAGTTCGACAATTGTTGCTATTAAATACGGAAGAATAGTGTGCTTGAACATGTCTCGATTTTCTGCGACAAGTGCAACACTTACTTGTCCGTGCAACGGAATTTCATTGGCAACGGGTTATAATGATTCTTACGTTCCAAGTGATACATACATGGTAACATATGGTCGTAATCCGGGTGGAGCACAAACAGTATTTCCAGGAATCCTAACATTAAATTATCCTGGGGCTGGAACAATGATATACTCGCTCACATTTAACTGCACGCAACCAGCCGGATTTGCATGGGATGGCATCCGCATTTGTTATATTTCGGTGTCGTGAGCCGTATAATCCGCAAAAAAGATCTTACTTATCCAATTAATTTTAACATATGCTCGTTGCGTGCATGAATCGCACATCGTGCGCACTCCTTGAAGATATCCTCGCGGGCTTGGCCATCTTCTGATAAATGCGCGAGAATGATTGTTGCAATTGCCGGGCTGTTGTACGTAAATGTCGCGAGTAATGAGTTTGCAAGAGGTATTCGTATGCGCGCAAATGGGCATGTTGGTTGCAAATATAAATCAAATAAAACTTGAGCGCTTTCGGCGCGATCGAATGGAATTGCAGAGGATAGAACAGATATCCATTGCGTACTCGTTGTTATAAGGTGTTTATTTTTTGCGAGTAGGAACCGCATTGCGCCCACATTTCCGGCACGACAAGCCGCATAAAATGCTGATAGAATAATAGCATGAGTATGATTTGCGCGGAAACATGCTGCGTATATTTTGTCACTAATTGTACTTACAAACGGGATCCTGCCCATATACAATTCGCGCACTAAATCAGTATTGTTACTAGAGCACGCCGCATCTAATAATATACCCCGTTTTGAACGCAATCTGCCCATAGAATGCGGATATTGTTTGGCGTATTGGCTAATCGCGCGTAATATATCCGCATTTCCCGCTCGGCATGCATTCAGGTAACTACTGAATATATAATGCGCAAATTCAGTAGGCACCTGCGCGCGAATGTACTCAAGGATGTAGATTAGCGCGCGAATATTTCCGCGCGCGCAAATACCAGAAAGGAACGCATCCCACGGGATTGTGTGTGGGTTTAGTTCACTAGTAAATTGCGCAAATACATCTTGAATCCAGTATTCACCGATTAGTTTTGCAATTTGCTCATTTCGCGCGCTCGCGCGCGCAAACATTCGCGAATAATGTGGATATGCTTGGAGTATTTCGCAAAAATTACGCGTAACGAAATCTACATTTTCATCTCCGTGCCACTTGCTGCGTAATTGTTTTAATTCGCTGTGCTGTGGCGCGAATGATGACGAGATGTGTTTATTGGAAAATTGTGTTCGCACAACGCCGCCATAATATGATTCGCATAATAATCGCGCGCTATTACTTGCTGCGCGACCCGCATAGGGTGCAATTGCTCGAATCATATCAACATCGCCACGATAAGCGGCATCGTATAGACTTGTTGCAATCCAATTCCATTGGAGATCACTTTTCCATTGCTCGCAGAAAATACGCGCAAGGGGTGCCGATGCAAGATCATAAATTGCGCGCCAATTCTTATGGAGGTTTTCCGTGCAAAGGAAAGCCCGCGCACGGGAAATTGCAAGAAATAATGGCGCAAGGGCAATCTTGGATTCCATATTCACACACATGAGATTAATCTGATCAATCGCTTGGGCGTATCGCGCAACTTCGGTGATGCAATATCCGTCCATGATTATATTATTGGTGGAATGTTCATTTTTTCCGCACTTGGCATGCCCTTGATTATCATTACTTACCGTTCGTGTATCCAAAAAAAGAGTTTTTTTCGCGCGCATCATATAAAGTGTGCGAACAATGGAGAATATTTGGATCATAGCAATCATCGTTGTTATCATTATCTTTGTGATATCGTGCGGAAAAACTGAAGGATTTGGGCTGTGGCGCAAAGATACGTTTGTTGCGCAATATGGCATAACGCGCGGTTGAGTGCACGCGAAATCATCTTTTTTTTGCGCGCGCATCAACTTGATATGCGTTTCGCTCCCCATTGGACTGCTGTTTCGCAAAGTATACGATCGCCGCAACTTGCAGCAGCGGCAAACATACCATTGAAATCAATCGCTCCGTATTCGCGCGCGAGAAGACAGAGGCTCATATTGCCGGCGAGCGTTGCTCTACGCAACAATTCGTCCGCATTAGTCGCACTACACGCATACATTATTTTACTAGTATCATAATTGCCCGCCTTTGACGCAGTGCGAATCATAGTATTGTAAATAGCGGTAACTAGGGATGGTTTTGTTGTATCTGTTTCCAGCGCAAGACGCAAAGAAATCGCAGCGGAAATTTCGGAATTCATACACTTGGATGCGCGTTTTGCTGCTTTTTTCAAATCTTTCACACCATATTCAAGCGCGAGATTGCATATTTTGAGAGATCCATATTTTATCGCTTCGTGTACCATGAAATCCGCATCAAACGCGCGACCACTCTTTACGCACCAATCGTGCGCGAGTTTACATATGCTTGCGCTCCCATAAGAAGCCGCGCGCGCAATCATGTAATTGTAATCCATAGAATCCAAATCGCGCGCAAGTTCGCAAATTTCAGGGTAATATGGAATCGCGCCATCCAATATTGCGAAACAAATATTCTCAGATGGGTTCATTTCGCGCATCAATTTGCACGCGTACTCACAAAGATCGCGATTCCCCTTTCCCGCCGCACCGGTGACCATCCAACTATATTTTATTGGTATTTTTTCACTATTCGCCCATCCGCGCGCGAGCTCGCAAAGATCAAGATGGTTGCCGCGCGCTGCACCATACAATATATTATCATAAGATACATTAGTCATCTTCGCATCGCATGCGTACTTGTGTATGAATTCACAAAGATCGCGATGGCCACCGCGTGCTGCATCCATAAATGCCACGTTTATAGTGCGCGCGTCGAGAGTCATACCTTTCGCGAGTAATAGATCGCAAATTTCGCGATGACCGCCACGAGCCGCATTTTCGAACATAGTACGCATGAGGGAGATATCCATACCTGCGATAGCGCGTTCACATAGCGCACGATGACCTCCGCGCGCTGCACCAACACCCATCTGATCTTCGGTTATTCCGCGACCGCGCGCATATTCAATCAACTCTGGATGGTTACCGCGCGCCGCGCCATAAATCATGTAATCTCTGTTTGCGCCCCATGAAATTGCGAGATCGCAAAGCTCGCGATTACCACATTGCGCGGCTTTTTCTAGCATTGAAGTAGCGCGGAAATTCGGGTTCTTCGGGTCCCACCATGCGCGCGCGAGTTCGCACATTTCGCGATTACCATGTTTCGCGCCTTGTATAAGCATATCGTTAGCATCAATCTCGCCCATGTCTCGCGCGATTACGCAGAATGGTAAGTTTTGCTCCTTCGCGGCTATTTTTAGCATCTGGCGACTATTAATCGCGCCATAATAACATGCAAGCGTCACAAGTTGTTTACTCGCGATATGAGTCCCGAGAATGAGCAATTGCGCCGCGTTCTTCTTTGTGAATTGCGTGATACTCGTGTCCATTTTATAGTATTCCCGTGCGCATTTAGGTCGCAATTAATCGCGCACACACGAAAAAAGAGGTAATCACACGGTGTGAAGTTGCTTGGAACTCGCGAAAGACTTTATCATTTCTAGAGTGCAACGCGTATCGTGCAAAAGCGCGTTCAAGATGTATTCGCGTGACCCGCCAGCCATAACTTTGATGTTACACTTCAGAACAATCGCGCGCATTTGGCACACTGTCAAGCGCTTAAGAATGCTATGTTTTTCCAACATACGATCTATGCCCATTTGGAACGCGGGTATAGTAACTGTAATGTTACTCAAATCAACGATCTTCATGGCGGGTGAATGTTTGCACGTTGTACACAGAATCACGGGCTTAGGATTCCAAGATACCGGAAGTACCAGTGGCGCTGCTAAAATACTATAACCGCAAATTACACATTTATTCATTGGCCGCACCGTAAGAGATACAATTGGTGGCATAGGTCCGCGCGTAAATTGCAAAAGTGTGGATTCTGGAGTTGGCGTGTCGCGCGCGATCGTGCGCGTAATAGGTCGCGCGAGTTTGGTTAATAGAGCTGTACTTACTACTGAGCCTCCGAGATTCTCTGGTCGGAATGCTGACCGGCATGAATTGCAATAAGAGCTCCATTCCATCTTCGCGCTGCATCTTTCGCATTTACCACACGCAACGCAACAATGTGATGGACCTTGAATACAAATATGACATTCCTGGCAATGACACGGCCACATTGGCATGCCAATGCGCGCGCATTGGTGACAACGTATTGTCTCATGCGACGCGCATACAACACAAATTCCCACGAGACCTTCTATAGAGTGCGTATACCCAAGCAATGGTGCGCAAAACATGCACCTTCTGCATGTTTTGCATGAAGATTGGCGCGATACTACGCTCTTGCAACCAAGACAGCGCACTCTTGAAGTATTGATTGTCATCATATCCGCGATATATATTCACGAATGCGAATTCAATTATTTTTTCTTTGCTCGCGCAAAAAAAAACTGCGGAGCTCAATCACAACCTATTTCGCGCAACCATACACGCGCGAGATCGCAAATCGCGCGACACTCTTTCTGCGAAGCCGCAGATAGCATTTGCCGGTAAGCACGCGCAGCTCCTTTCCGCTCACTTCCCATCCATTTGCGCGCAAGTTCGCAAAGCACGTGATGACCACCACGCGCAGCTCCGCGCAACATCATTCTATACCCAGTCGCTTCGTGCAGTCTTCTGCGCGCGATAATCCACTCGCGCGCGAGTTCGCAAATTTCGCGGTGACCTCCGCGCGCGGCTGCTTCCATGGCACACTCATATTCGCCCGAATCATCTATGGAGTACGCGAGTTCGCAAATCGCGCGATGACCACCGCGCGCGGCACTACACAGCATTCCCATTGAATCGAAACCGCCATTGCTAATTGCGAGGTCGCAAATCGCGCGATGACCTCCGCGTGCCGCACCACAGAGTGCGCTTTTGTAACATCGCGCGATATTTTCGCGCGCGAAAATCTGTTCACCATTTTCGCGGTAATGATAGCGATTTCGCGCGCTTATTGCCCGAGCCTTCTCTAATTCAATTGCGCGTTCACAAATCGCGCGATGACCGCCGCGCGCGGCTTCATAGATCATTTGCGTGAAATTACTCGCTCCGCGCGCGATCGCGCAATCACAAATCGCGCGATGACCGCCGCGCGCCGCACCGCAAAGCATGCTATCATAATTGCTCTTGCGCGCGAATAAATCACTCATATCGTAATGGCCACCACGCGCGGCTGCATAGGTCGCGCGCGAGTAGTTGCGCGCACCATTTGCAATCGCGAGATCGCATACATGCGCATCACCGGTCCGCGCACCGTATTTAAGGAGTTCATGCGCCGTCATTCGCGCGGGTGGTGGTACGAAGCGCGCGAATCGCCAACATGACTCGCGCAGAGGTCCTGTAAGGGCACTTGGAATCGCGCGCGTAATGTGTGCGAGAACAAAATCATCAAGTTTCGCAAAGAGAGACATAATAATACTCATCAAACGCGAATTCAAAAAAAAGAGCAATGGTCATCATGCTTGTGATTCCGAGAGCCATTCATTTACTAGATTGCGATGACATTCATCTACTGCGCCCGCAAGCACTGCGGAAATATCAGTATTGGGGAACCATTTGCGCGCAAGATCGAATATCGCGCGATTTCCGCTCGTCACGGATGCACGGAGCATCATGTATCCCACCGTCTCAGATCCAGGTTCTTCCTTTCGCATCAATGTACTTTCATCTATTGAGCCCCATTCGCGCGCAAGCTCGCATATTTCACCATTATTGGCGACAGCGCCAACAATGAGCATCATTATAAAATTGCGCGCGCCAAGTTCCCGCGCACGCTCGCAAATCGCGCGATGTCCACCTCTCGCAGCTCCACAGAGCATTGGATCCGCAAGAGAATGCTCGTGCGTGTATAGTATTTCGCACACTTGCGAATGACCGTTGCACGCTGCTTCGTTCATTGCGCGATTAATCAAAGTTGTTGGAAATTCCGCGAGCGAGTGGCACATTATCATCTCGCAAAGTTTGAGTTGCCCACCAGCTGCTGCGCCAACGAGCGCAAGTTCACTCATTGCTCCCCATTCGCACGCAAGGCCACAAATCTCGCGATGTCCATTGTATGCGCCGCATTTGAGCATCATGTCAATGTCGCTTGTTGGATCTTGGTTTGCAGCGAGCATCCACTCGCGCGCGAGTTCACAAATCTCGCGATATCCATTGTATGCTCCAAATTTGAGCATTAAGCTAAAATCTGTCGCGCCCTGATCGCGCGCCAAGATACATACTTTCTTATCTCCAATTGCAGCTCCATGGATTAGTAGTTCGTTTTGCGTCATAGTTGATGTTGTAGTTCCATGTTATATGATTCTTTTCCCCTTCAAATCAAAAAAATGGCGCGTCTCACTCCCTCCCCCATTTCTATTCGCGGAGAAGCTCTATGAGCGATGCGATCGCGAAATGCACACGCACTGGCGCGCCACGAATCGCGATCGCATCGCGCGCACGCGGATCAACAAGAATATGGTGTATTGGAAGGTTCGCGCCGAATGTTTCTGCGGAAAGTATATTTTGCTCTAGATCCGCCGAACTATCACCAATAATGAAGTCGCATGGCGCGCGATAACAAAGAGGTTTGCCGATCATACGCACTTCCGCAAGCTCACCATATGTCGCGCGCAAAAGTGGAATAAGTGAGCCCATATCCGGAATCATTAGTGCGCCAGACTCACCAGCACTCAAGGCGTACTCATCACTGCATTCGCGCGCGAAATCGCACCGCGTGGATGCATCCGCAATGCAGATGCGCGCGATTAGGCCTAGTTCGCGCGAGCGCGCGACAACGCGCGCGATTGCCTCATAATCGCGCAAATTAGGCCATGGAACATTCAGAATTGCGCACATGTGACATTGCGCGAATCGCGCGTCATCTTGCTCGAAAATTGCGCTCGGTACGCGCTCCAGAATGCGCGCGCGCATATCTGGCGTTGCGATAACATAACAATATTCCTCCTTATCGCGCGAATACAGCAACGAAAGTGCCTTAATGTCTGTCGCAAGATGATCAATTGGAGTAATTATTTGTGCTTGTCCGCATTGTGCGAGCGCGCGGAACGCATCCGCACTTACATTGTTCGTCATGACGATTGCGCGCGGTCCTAGCTTCTTTAGGAGAGCTAATCCTGCCTCAGAGATCTGTTCGCCACATCGCGCGCGCAACGTGCCGTCCAAATCAATTATTACGCTTCTTGCGCGCGCGACAAGATAGCTCAAGTTAATCGCGCAAATCGCGCGAATTACTGCTTCATTTGCGGCGCGCTCCTGAATGCAAATGCGACACGCATGTGCGACTTCCGCATTCTTATTGCGTATTTGTATACCAAATCGCGCGAATTGTTCCTCTACGCGCGCGGGATCGCGACAGAAGATGGAATAGAAGTTCCCATAGCCAAGCGAAAAGCCATAAATTGGCGCGGTTGGCATTGTGCAGTGCGTAAGCGCGTCCATTAGATAATCGTGTTCGGCATTGAAGCTGCAAAGTGCGAGCGCGAATTCCATTGGATGATTGAGTGCCCAAAGCGCATATGATGCCGCGATTTCGCTCACATCTTTCATATTATGCAACACAGACAAATGTTGCGCGACTTCTTGTGATGGTGTCGCGAGATAGCCAATGCGCAAACCCGCAAGACCATAGAACTTTGAGAACGTGCGCACAATAATCATATTTTGCGGAGTGATTGGCGCTGGTGTAGAGAATTTAGGTCCCGCGAATTCTATGTACGCTTCGTCGATCACAAAGATAAATTGCGGAAAATCGCGCGCAAGAGATTCTAGCGCATCTTTTGGACAGAGATAGCCGAGCGGCAAATTCGGGTTCGCAATGTAACAAACGCCACCACGCGCGTATTTTGCAAGTTCCGCGCGCAATTGCGCGGCAATATCGGTCTCGTAGTTCACCATTTTGGGTGGCACAGCGCACGCGTTAGTCATGAAATGCAATGCGTGCGGGTATGTTGGCGCGCTCGCAATCATAACTGCATCTGGGTGCGCATAAGTATCAAAAATGAGTTTTAGCGCGCCATCAGATCCGCAAGTCAGTATTATGTGCGCTGACCATTGGCGCGCAAGAAGTTCGCGCAATTCGCAAGATGCGGTGCTCGTCGTTGCACCGGGATATTGCCACAATAGCGCAGGGTGTATGATATCCTGCGCGGATGGATATACGTTCGCGACCGATGGATTCTCAAGGACATCCAACTTGTAGACAATTCCCGGCTTTTTGGCGGGCAGTATATAAGTTGTGCCCGCGCGACAAGCTTTACTAATCAGATTTTGCATTATATATGCTTGATGAAAATTCAAGTCGCATCGCACAGTTCACAGTTGCGATTATTTTGTATATCCTTGCGTACTGGTATTCGTTGAAATTCGCAGTTGCGCTTAATGATTGCCACACGGACGCATGCAATAAACTAAGGCGCGCACATGAGAGCTGCTTGTGTCATGTGCGCGCGAATTTGTCGCCATTGCGCGGCGATCAATATTACATTGGTGCGATGGATGCGAAAAAGCGCGAAGAGCTTAATGGTTGCGCGATGACATTCTGGTCCGCGAGTCATTTCTACTTGTATCTACTGCTTGGGTTCTTTGCGCCTGCTTTGTTCTGGGAGACGTTCATTGCGGGAGTTGGATTTGAGATATATGAGAAGTACGCGTTTGACTGCCATGATGTTCTGGACGTCATGTACAATAGTGCGGGATTTCTGCTAGGTCGCGCGGCTAATAGATTGGTAACGCGCGCTGGGCGCCATAATGATTGATGTCGCGCGCCCGTTAGTCGTGACTTCTTCCGTTGGTCGTGGCTCCCGTTGGTCACGCGCGACTTTTTTTTGAATCCGCGCGCGATTACTATTCAATCGAACATGGCTACCACAAATGGCACAATTGTAGCCTTGGATACAGAAACAACCGGTCTTAGAACGAAAGAGTCGCGCGTTATTGAAATCGGTCTTTGCGCGTTCACAGATGGCGTATTAGTGCGCGAATGGTCTGCGATAATTGTGCCTAGTGGATTTACTATTCCACAAGCGTCAATCAATATTCATCACATTACCAATGAAATCGCAAATCGCGATGGCATACCAATTGCGCGCGCTCTTGATCAAGTCGCGGATATCCTGCGCGGCGCGACGATAGGAGCCGCGACCAACGGGAGCACGACGATAGGAGCCGCGACCAACGGGAGCACGACGATAGGAGCCGCGCGCTTACTCGTGGGACACAATCTCAAATTCGATGTGGCAATGCTCTCGGCCGAAGCAGGACGTATTGATCATCCTCTTGCAGCAATAATGTGCGCGATTTCGCAATTTGATACGTGCGATTGCGGGCGCGATATTTGGGGGCGCAGAGCAACGCTAGATGCACTATATTTGCGCGTCACTGGCAACCCTATGGGAACGCATCATCGCGCTCTCGCGGACGCGCACGCGACGTATGAAATCTATGTAGGTCTTCGCGCGCGACTCGGCGCAGTACGCGAAACACTATGGACATTACCGGAACCATCTGAGGAGCAAGCTCGCGCGATCAGTGAATTTCGCGCGGGTAATAATATTCTAGTGGATAGCGTCGCAGGTGGCGGCAAAACAACATTCATTTTGCATCTTGCGCGCGCTATTGGGGATATGCCCATCTTAGTGCTCACATATAACCGCAAATTGCGCGATGAGACGTTCGCGCGCGCGGCATCCGCAGGATTGTGCACAACGGACGTTTATACGTATCATGGCTTCTGCGGGCGCTATTTCGCGCGAACGTGCTGTGATGATCGCGCACTCGCGAAATGCGCGCGCGAAGTGATACAAACGGAATATCGCGCGCTTATTGTTGATGAGTCGCAGGATGTCACACCGCTTTACTACAAGCTAATTCGCAATATTATTGCGCATAATAGTGCAGGTATTCCTCGCATTGTGATCATTGGTGATAAGTATCAATCCATATATGCATTTGCGGGCGCGGATGCGCGCTTCCTGACAATGGCGCGCGAACTGTACGAAATGCCATTCGCGCAATGTGACTTTAGCACAACTTATCGCTGCACAATTCCAATGGCGCGCTTTGTAAATGCACTAATTGGACACGAGCGCATTCGCGCGATTCGCGATGGCGCGCGTGTGGGACATATGATTGCGAACATCTTTAGCATGGAGATTCCTACGCTTATTGAGAATCGAATTCGCCAATATGGTGCAACACGCGTTCTTATTCTTGTTCCATCGTTTCGCGCGAAACCGTATGCAGGAATCGCTAACGCGTTATCCGCGCGCAACATTGACATATACGCGTCAGGATCAGATACGCAAGAACCAGTGCGCGAGGCAATGAACGGTAAATTAGTTATGCTTACTTATCACCAATCTAAGGGAATAGAGCGCGATTGCGTATTCGTGCTTGGCTTTGATGCGTCTTACTTTGTGTACTATTGTAAAGATGCGCCAAGTACAGTTCTCTGCAACGCGCAATACGTTGCGCTCACGCGCGCACGCAAGGAGTTAATTGTTGTGCAAAATTGCGCATGCGCGAATTTGAGCTTTGCAACGACCGCTCTCGCTCAATGTGCGCGGATAGGCGCGCGAAACCTGCGTCCGCGCGCGATGCCGCACATTGACTCAAAACTGGGAATTACGCGCTTTGTGACGTACAAATCGCGCGACACGATTGCGCGCGTGTGGAAATTAATAAAACCGATGCGCATCCAGAAGGCGCGCGATGTTATTGATGTTCCAATTGTCGCGCGCGGGCGCAACGGTTGCGTAGAAGAAGTCTCTGATATTACCGGAACTGCGCTCCCATTGTTGTACGGGAAACAATGCGGATGCGCGAATGTACTTTGCGGTAATGAGTCTACACTTGATGATCGTCTCGCGCGAATGATGCGCGAATACCGCAACTTTTATTGCCCGCAGTGCACGACTTTGCGCGACACATTGCGAACTGCCGCGTTATTGAATGCGTATGCATCGCACTATGAGCATAAGTTGCGCCAAATCGCGTCTTGGGATTGGCTTACCGATAATATGGCAAATCGCGCACTCGCGCGCATGACTACGGTCCTTGGCGAAGGAAATAAAGGTGTGGAACAAGAAAAGGTAATCTTCGGTGAGTATGGTGGTCTACAATTGGTTGGTATCATTGATTGGTATGATGCGCGAGCCGCGCGGCCTATTTGTTATGAAATCAAGTGCGTGCGCAAGTTGCGCGATGAGCACTTCTTGCAACTCGCATGTTATGCGTATATTTTGAGTGAAGCGGGAATTTGCGCAGATTACAGGCTCTTTAATGTTTTCTCCGGCAAATTATATTCAATAACCGCAAACCAGCGCAATCTTAAGCGCGTTATGGCATTGCTTGCGCGCGACCAATCTGTGGGGAATCTAGAGGACGCGCTATTTGTTGATTACGCGCGCGAAATCGCGCGCTAATACTACTTTTTTTTGAATTCGTGCGCGGGAAGCATACGAATGGCGCTCTTTGATGTACTTGATGATTATCTTTTGGTGGGTATTGCGAAATATTTGCTATCGCCGCTTGATATCGCTTTGCGCGCGACTTGCAAGCGAATGCGCGCGCTTATTCGCGCACCATTGGGAATGACGCGAGAAGAGCTATTGCTTTATGGCGCGCGAAATGGGGATGTTGAGGTATGCAAACTCGCGCGCGAATTGGGCATTAGAGAATATTATGCGCACAATATGACGCAAGTGGCCGCAATGAACAATCATGTCAATGTTTGTATGTTCGCGCGCGAATGGCTTGCGAAGATGCCGCAAATGTATTCAGCTAATAACGATTATTTACTTTATGGTGCGGCAAGAGGAGGTCATCGCGCGCTTTGCGAACTCGCTTTGAATGGGGGCGTATTCTCTTATCAATGGTTAATGCTGGGCGCTGCAGAGGGTCACCACATAGATCTCTGCGAGTGGGCCATAGAGTTAACTCCGGTGGATCAGAGTTATTGTATGCTCATGGGAGCAGCACAGGGCGGTCATCGTGATTTGTGTATTCGCGCGCGCGAAATGAGCGGGATTATGATCGCATGTAACGATATGATGCGCAACGCGGCTTCGCGTGGACACCGCGAAATATGTGAGCTCGCGCGTGAATGGGGCGCGCGAAATTATGGCGAGATGCTAATAGGAGCTGCTGAGTGCGGAAATCGCGAAATATGTGAACTCGCGCGCAAATGGTCAACGCAACCACTGCCATTAGATCTAATGTTCGATCACGCGTTTATTAACGGTCAATATGATATTTGCGATCTTGCGAACAAATGGGGTTGCACACGTAAGTGGCGCGCATGAACTTTGCAATTTTTTATTGATCAGTGCGAAGATGAGCAAAAAAAGATGTTTTATTGCGCGCGAATACATATTTCTGGGTCGCTCTCCATGTATTAAAGGATCGCACACATTTTATATAAATCTAGCAGGATTCTTTTTTTGCTGCAGGAAGATCAACCGTCATCATGATTCATCGTGAGGGATTTTGGTATAGTTCGCGCGAACCAACTTTACCAATGCCAGTTGCGAATGTAGCGCCAGTAGATACGGCTTTCTTGGATAAATTGGCCGCGATTATTCCATTTTGCGATACAATTGATATGTGCGGGTCGTCCACATGTCGCTTGTGTGGCGCTGATAATGAGAGCGCGGAATTTTACATAAGTGATGGGCGCATTATTTACGCATTTCCCGCGGGTATTTTCCATTACTACACCGCGCATCAAGTTCATCCACAACCAGAGTTTCGCGCGTTTATCATGGAATTGGATGTTAGCGCGCGCAAAATGGAAACATGGGCATCAAAGATTACGCGACTTGAAACTGGTCAATACAAAATAGAACCAAACATGTATACGCCATCATTCGAAGAGAATTTTATGGGTCTCGTGGATGGCATGAAACACATGAGATACACATATTAATTCGCGCAAATTTACATCCACTCATATGCGAGCAATTCGCACCTGTAACTCCCATTCATTCGCGCGATATCGCGCATCTCAGTGTGATCCAATTTGAATTGGAGGAGAAGAGATTGATCATGCGCGAGCTTGCAGATTTCTGGGTAATCGTGGCGCGTCGCAATGTAAAGTACAATTCTTAGAATGCGCGAAGTAATACACGAACGATCCGCGAGCCACCCGAGCAGGAACTTGCACACGTTGTAATGGCCGTATATTACAATTTCTTCCAGTACATCCTCAATATCTGATACCGGCAATGCATCATCCCATTTGCGCGCGAGTTCGCAAAGCTCAGGATGATTAGCGCGCGCTGCAGTGATTAGCAGAATAAACGCGCACGAGATGTCATCAGTGTTTTTTGCGCGCGCGATCTCGCAAAGCTCAGGATGATTGCCGCGCGCGGCGCCCTTTAGCATACTTTGGTAGTGCACAGAATGGCCACTGGCGCGCGCCCACTCGCACGCTAGATCACAAAGCTCGCGATGATCACCACTAGCTGCCTTATCAAGCATACTATCGAAATCCAATTGTGGCGCATTCGTATGCCATTCGCGCGCGAGTTCGCATAACTCGCGGTGACCCCCGAGTGCCGCGCCTTCGAGCATGTATTGCTCTGGCGACGTTTTACCGCGAATTGGGAGACTTTGCAACCATTCGTATGCGAGCTCACGCAATTCGCAATTACTGCGACGGGTCGCGCAAGAAATCATAGCACCGAAGTCGACGTAACGCGTTAACGTTTCGCGACTTGTATCTTGCATAATCCATTTGTGCGCAAGTTCGCATATTTCGCGATTCGCGGCGATTGTTGCGGAACTAAGCATTCTGCGCAAATCAGGCTGGAATGGTTCGTTTCCCGTTCTGAACTCGGATCCTGGCCGTTGCATACACCATTCGCGCGCGAGCGCGCACAAATCAGGGTGACCTGCGCGAGCGGCGTGTGCTAGCATATTATTGAGCAATGTTTGACGTGATCCATGATAACCAAGATGCCGCTCGTATGCCATTACGCAAAGTTCACGATTACCCATGTTTGTCGCATCGTAAAGCATTTTTTCTATTGCATTCGCATTGCACGCGAAGAGCGCGAAATAACACAAATCTGAGTCTTTTGTTTTCACTCCGAGATCCAGAAGTTCATTAGGTGTGTGCTTATTCGCGAGCGCGGCGCAGCGCACGCGGATATCATCGCGGAACATTGCAACCAGGTAGGGATTCATTATATGATGCACGCGCGATTCTAAAACAAAACATCACAAATAGTCGCGAATTAAATCACAAATCGCACGATTACCACGTTTAGCTGCGTGGCGAAGAGCGCGACGACCCGACATGGCACCAAGATCCGATGCAACGCGACAAACTTCAATATGACCATTTGATGCGCCAGTGACGAGCATATCATCATATTGCGTCGCTCCGCGCTCGATCGCGCGCAAACATAGTGACATGATACCCTTTTGCGCCCCCACATGCAAGAGATAATCAGCGTCGTAATTATACACATATCGCGCGCAAAGTATGCGATCTTGTACAAGAAACGCGAACTCTATTGCATCTTCGCGCGTTGAAATGTTATGTGGGCGCGCGATCGCGGCATGCGCGCGATGACATGTCAATCGAAGCGCGCGAATATTGTTCGTATTAAGAAATTGCGCGATATTACACAACACAAATGTATCCAGATCCGAAAAAGACATGGTATGATTATTGCGATTAGCGTGCAAAACGCGGAAAAAAGATTCTAGCCGCGCGTTATCGTCACTGTTGCGCGCAACGCGCTCCAGATAATCAATATATGCGCGCTTCAGTGTGCAACCAAACTCTGGCGCGCGCGAAAGCACTCGTATTCGCGCGAAAATGTGTGATTGCGCGCAATCGCGCAATGATGAATAAAACAAGGAATACCACGCGGATCCAAGAACTCAATGATTGCGCGTTGAAAGATCTCGCTCATCATTGTATTATTGCGACGCGCGCGATTCACTTTTCCGCGCGGAAAAAAACTATACACTATCCAGAACTATTGGAGAAATTACGCGCAAAAGTTGCGCAATTGTTTCGGTTGTTGCAGTGCATCCAAACTCGTGCGCGCGTTGGACGATATACCCATATGATTTTTTTGAATAGCGCAATTGCTTGCAGAACGCGCAAATCCATATATCCGGGCTCGCGCGCTCACCGCGCTCATAGTGCGCGCGCAGTTCATCAACAACGGCAACTAGAAATTCATCTTTCCGCGGAAGAAGGCGCATAACCTCATCCATTGACAAGTCGCGCGCGAATTCGCGCATGATGCGCGGACAAGAGAGCAATGCAATATCTTGGATGGATAAACGCATCTCGCGCGCGCGCATATACTGTAGAAGTCTCTCGCATCGCCCGCCACGTGGATCGCGCGATAAACTCTGCAACACCCGTGTACAATCTTGCTGGGAAGGATTACAACGCATTACTTTTTCGAAAAGCATATCACACCCATTGCGCGCGATTTCCATCAATTGGGTGCCGCAGTAGTCGTTGAATTGCGCAATGTTATCCGAAGATAATCTCTCAAGGCAACACACCAACTCAGGCTTATTTTGGTGAATCGCAAGATGGAGACTCTCTTTCACCATGTCCCAAATATTTTCGTACCCCAAGAGCTTGCATTGTTCGTGTGTTGCCTCAACCAAACCTATGTTATTACTCGCGCACGCACTGGAGAATATTATACGCAAACATCCTTTCTTTGATGCGTATGGCAAGAATTGCGCAAGGAAGGTATCCGAAAGGACACACCCGGAATATCTTGCGCACTTATAAAGAATAACCGACCATTGTATGCCATGACATCGCGGATAATATTTCATAAACAGATCAAACATATCGTATTTACATGCAATTCCTCCAATTTGTGTGACCAAATCGCCACTCGGTTCCATAATGCGCAGAAAATAGAGCGCAAGGATGCGCGACCCGTGTTGATTTGCCAAGTGAAACAAAGATGCAAATAAATTAATGACTTGGTACCCGTGCGCAACCAATGCTCGGTGCATTTCCGCATCTCCGCGCGCGATATGCACAATTGCGTTTTCGCGCGCGAATACCCGATTGCGCGCATTCGCGCAATGATAGAGGAATGGCGCGAGATCGCGCGGCTCAAGAAACTCAAGAACTGTTAGATAGAAGTGTTCAAGAGACATGAATGGATGATATCATTTCCGCACACGATTCATTTTTTTTTTGCGCGCGAGCAAAAGAGCAAAAAAAAAGGGAGAAAGCGCGCGCCCTTTTTATGGGTTTTACGTTTTCTCCTTTTTTTGCTCTTTTTGCTCGCGACCACTTCCTCCTACCACTCTATTTCCATATCCTCAACGCCGTCGTCCCCAATGGACACAGTGTTAAGTTCCTCCGCGAGTTCGTCTATTTCATCATCCGGAGACGATGAATATGGACTAATTGCGGCGCTTTGCAAAGCATCATCAGTCTGGTAGACTGGCGCGCTTTGCAATGCCCATGCTGGATGATGATTTTGAATCATCATTGAGCAGAAGGCTTCTCCAGTTGGAATCCCGTTGCAAAGGGGAATCCACTGTTCGATGCGAATGATTTGATTGCGATCCATTGTTATGGTGTTACTTAGAGAGTGCGAATTCAATTTTCCGCGTATCTGCGCCAGCACTCAATGAAGTCAGTATCGCCCATATCGCGCGATGAAACATCTATGAGCATGAGTCGCGCGAAATCATCACATATTTCGCGCGTTAACCCGCGCAAGACGCGCAATTCGCCAGTAAACACATTGAATAGGCGGAATTCTTGCTGTTTAAGTGGATCAAAGAATAGAAATGCGTACATCGCGAGTTGCGCGTAATGCTCATCTTTGAGTTGTGTCGCGCACTTTATCTCGTAATAAATTTCGCGCGCATCTGCACATTTTACAATGCAATCTACTATTCCTTGAATGATATTATCATCAATCGAGCAATCCTTATGCACTTCAAATTGCGGAACACCCGCGTGCGAGTCAATTTCCGCATCAAGGCGCGTGATTGCGCGCGCCATATCATCTTCCGTGATCCAATTCCAGCACGTGATTTGATTAGCCTTGTGAAAGAACCCGCTTTGCACAGCTTGCGAAAATGTAGCGAATTGCAGTTTGCCTTCAACGGTATTAAGTTCGCGCGACGGCCAATATTGATTCAAATGCGCGGTCGGAGATTTTCCCAGAGATTTTCCATAGTTTTCCAGCATAATTGAAACCATATCATGTCCGCGCGCGATCGCGGAACATAGTGGAATTGCGACTCCAGTAATATCCGCAACCATTTCAATGCATCCTTCGCGACCCTTAGTCAGCATAAACGGCTTTAATATTTGTTCTGGCTCGCATAACACTTCTTCATGTATCATTTCATGCGCGCGTACGAAGATTTTGCCTGCCTTGTGGCTTACAATTGATACGACACTGCGCGCGTAGATTGACCCATTTGGGCGCGAGCTAACGGCCGGGCCATTAAATCTTTCAACGATCGCAACTTGTGCCGCGCGCTCACTGAAGAATCGCATTGGCAAGCTATGATTATCGCGCACAACAATAAGCTCATTGCGCGCGCGAGTGAGCGCGACATACTGTGCGTTGCATAGGCGATCGCGCGGCTCATTTCGCGCGATATTATCATAATATGTATCCTCAAAGCCAAGTACAATGACGCATTGGCGCTCTAGTCCCTTGGATTGATGATACGAAAATATGCACAATTTACCGCGCGTTATTTCCTCTGGGGGTGGTTCTTCGCGCGTGTTGTCGCAATAAATAGAATATTGCGTGTTCCTTGATAGATCGGATACAATGTTCGCAATCATGTGCGATTTGGATGATGGCGTGAGAACGAAAAACCTATTGCTCCCGTATTGTTCATATTTCGCGCATATGAGCGCGCGAAGGTGAGGAGACTTCATATCAGTGCAAATCATGCGCACGCGCGGTCCTTCTCGGTGCGAAATGATGCGTTCATATCCAAGAAGCGCGTTAATGAATTGCGCCATTTGGTTAGTGCAGCGAAATGTTTCGCGAAATTCACATCGCGCGAAGTTACCAATACCAACAAGCTCCGAGAAATGCACAAACGCGCGCGCATCCGCGCCAACATACTCATAGATGGTTTGGTACTGATCGCCAACAACACAAATTTGTGGTTGCGTGCGCTGTGATTGAATTACGCGCATGAGAAAACTAAAAAGGATTGGCGTAATATCTTGCATCTCATCAATGACAATTATGCCATATTGCGCAGGATCACTGATCTTTTCGCGCGAAAGCGCGTACATTTGCACATCATTGCAACATGGTTGCGCGTAAGCGCTCGCACAATATGCGTGAAATGTACGCACAAGAAGATGAGTGATACCCGCGGCACGTGCTCGCGCTCTTGATTCCACCTGAAGACGCTTATTGTACGTTAGGAAGAGTATCGCGCGATTCCGCGCGCGTTGTGCAAGATGCAAAATGAATGTTGTCTTGCCGCCCCCAGCGACACTGTTCACTAGAATATTATGACCATCAGCAAAGAGATTGAGCGCTCTCTCTTGTTCCTGCGATGGTTGCGGGATTGCGATGGGCATTGATAGCTATATATGCACGCAGAGCTTATTTAAGCAAAAAAGAAAGTTACTTGCGCGGCATGCGCTCGATCGCGCGCCTCTCTTCCGATTCAAGTCCAAAACGACAAACCATGCGCCGCATATCACCCATGCATGCCAATGCATAGGCGCGATATCCACACTCTGGGCAGCAACAACTCTTTGGAACTAGTCCAGGAATTGCAGCGGTGTATATATCGCAAAGTTCGCACACAATGGTGAAATAAGGATCCATTTTTGTAATTTTGCGCACGCGAATTCAAATTTAATGATAGCAACTAAGACTGCTGTAAGGTACTGCGCCCGCGCTGAGACTCTTCTTTTTGATTGGCGCGTGTTTGACGCGTATTCGCGCGCGGACGCTCTCTGCGCAACCATTAGGAAAGCGTATGATAATCTCATATTTTCCCGCGGGAACAAAGATCGTTTGCGCGGTTAAGCATTGCGCCTCTGCGAATAATGGTCCTGCGAAATTGCGCGCGTTTTCGCGCAAAACGACGCAATGCAAATCAGTACTCACTAATTCAATGTTCCATGGCACGTTATTAACCACTGCGTCAAGCATAGTTAACAATGTTGCGCTTTGAATTGTAAATAACTCGTCGCGCGAAATGGATATTGAGCAAGGTTGCGCGACAAACACATCATACCAAACAATGTCCATTGATGGGAGGGTATATCTAGAGCGAATATTTGAATACGTATCGCAACACATATAGGACGTAAATGGCAGATCCATGGATGATCGCGCGCGTACTATCGTATCTTCCTTGGTGCGATCGCGCGCGCGCGACAAATATTAGTGTGCAATGGCGAAAAATAGGTGAGAATTTCGCGCGCGCAATTGTGCACTTGAGACAGACAAGTTTGGCTTGGATTTGCGGAAAATGTCATATGATCTCACTCAATGATTTTCGCATATTCTTTCGCGCGCTCGAACACCCGCGTCTAATTCAATACGCACACGATCTTAACGCACGGTCGCGTCGCAATCAGACATCATTTCTCTATGATTTAGCCTATCGTGGCGCGCAGGATAACCAAGCAGTATTTGTAGAGCAAATTACGAGTCGCTTTGGAAACTCCATCACATATCGCGCGGCATATCGCGGCGCACGCGAGGCGCGGAATTGCGCACTGATGCGCAAGTATATGGATGTAACTACCACTGATGGAGTAACTAATGCCATTAATGACGCGCTAAACGCACGCAACGCGGAATTCCTCGCTACCTCTGGATTCACGCGCTACCAAATTCGAGATGCCCTCTTCGTGCACCTCAAAGGGAAGCCAATAGAGCTCTTTAACATGTATACGCGCGATTGGAAATCCGCAGAGCGCGATGAGTACGCGCGCGATTTCCTTGAGAATATTGTCGAACGTATCGCGCGCGGATATGGTCGCTTTCGCGAGCTTATTACGTTTCTTGAGCGCGCGCAACAACCAAATCTCCGGTCGCGGGTTTCCGATCCGGGAGTGCGAATGCAATTAGCAAGCTACTATGGTGATCGCGCGGAAATGGAGGCTCTCTTGCAGCGCGATATTCGCTTAGTTGACATTGGAATAAGAACTGCGCGCGACATTGAAACAGTGCGCTACCTTTATGCAAATGGCGCGCGCGATTTGGACGCGTGCGCAGTAAGCGCAGACGATATGTTTTCCAAGAATGACAGCGCAAATTGGGTGCGCAGATATGAACCAATTATTATCTTCTTGTATACACACGGCGTTAATCGCGCGTTAGTTAAGCGCGGGTCAGACGCACTATATGAATATGGTGAACACTCAGCCATATGGCGATCAAGGGAGTGGACCGTTGGTGGAAAATACATGGATTGATCGCGCAAATTTCTTTTTTTTAAGTGACAGGTCGTCAAATATATGCGATGCGCAAAATATATTTTATTAGCGGACCGCTTGACCTGGAAGAGGACGAATGGCGCGCGTATTATCAACCTGCGATTGATGCTGCAGTAGCGTCTGGCGCGCGATTTGTCGTCGGTGATGCGCGCGGATGCGATACGCGCGCGCAAACATATCTGCGCGACACGCACGCGCGCGTAACTGTATACCATATGTTCGCGCGACCGCGCAACTTAGTCGCGCATTTTCAAACGCGAGGTAACTTTAGGAGTGATGAAGATCGCGATGCGGCTATGACGCGCGATTCGCACGCTGATATCGCGCTAGTGCGCGACGCGGAGAAGATTCGCGCGATATGCGCATCGCGCGGGCTCGCATACGATTCCGCGCGCATTAGTGGAACTGCTCGCAATATACAACGACGCAAAAAAGAATTCGCGCGGCATCACGCCCACCAGAGTGCTCCAAGCTCCAATACTTGATCGCTAGTTACATCAGGCGCGCAATCGCGCGCGAGTTTTTCAATCGCGCGCGACATGATCATTGGTGCGTCGCACATGCATTCCTTGCGCGGAATATATGGTGAGCGCAACTCGTGTATGAACGAATCCAAACTTGCGCAAAGATTGAGCATGTGATGCATATTTGGCGCGCCAAAGCGCATTCCTTTTGCATACTCGCCAAACGCACGGACGCATTCGCGGTCCAGAGTGCACGCGGTTTCGCGCCAGTAAGCATCAAGAGTTGATCGTGGGCAAAGTGCGTAATGAAGATCACAGTGCGCCTCGCGCAATTTTCTGCTAATGGTCATCCATATGGCCATTCTCGTCCTCAAGTTGGATATTGTGGAGTTCATTTGAGATATATGTACATGCGAGCGATTCAATTTTTTGCGCGCGCGACCAAAGCAAAAAAAGAACTCACGCGCACCAGCAATGCGATGCGCAAAGTATAAGCTGACACGCGGCATCATCTCCAATGGGCGACGTATCGCGCGCGATCATATCGTACAGGACGCTCGCGAAGTTGCGCGTATGCGTATACCCTCCAAGAAGGATTAGACGCGCACCCGGAGTTCGCGCCGCTACTTCGCGCAAGAGTTGGTCTCCGCGCGCGCACGTATTGATCCGCGCAAGGATGTCGCGCGGACCGGTCCGCGCGAAGAGATCTTCCATTGCGCACCTATCATCATCACTTACAAGGTTTCGCGCGCTGCGAATGCGGCGTTGCAGGAATTGCTCTTTGCACTGTATAGTTTGCCAAATTGTAGTTACGATGGACATAGTTGTATGCTTTACGCGCGAGAATTCAAAAAAAAGGGGTGAGAGTAACTATTGATCATAGTTACGAGCTTTCGCTCCTTTTTTTGGGTTTTGTGATTTGTGTTATGTACATTGTTAAAGTGCATAGCTAATCGCGGCACAGAGGTTCGGATAGAACACCTGTGCGTGCGAAACAGTATCACGGGTGGACTGGTACTTGTCCGCGAGAATGACGCAATCAAACATCTGAAAGTTAATACAACGGGACATGAGATGTTCCGCTGCGTCACTTATCAGTAGTTCGGCTGAGTCCTCTTGGAGAATCTGCGTGAGATTCTCGTGTACCAGAAGCAGTGTTGCATCTATGATTGACCATAGAAGCGCGGCTGTTTGCGCGGGCGCGTATGCGGCGGGATTGATCCCGTACGCGCACGCGAATGAACCCGCGACTCTCGCTGCCTCATACCACACTGCGGTATGATGGCCAGGATCATTGCCGAATGCGACAATGCGATAGATCCTGAAGAAAAGTGCGGAAGCTGCGTCAAAGACGTAGTCGCGACTTTTGAGGCCAAGTGCGATGTCACTGTGAACAGTGGCTGACACGTTCCACGATGAGAGCATTTCGGACGTCATGTACGAAACAATGGTGCGAAGATCGGCGATTTGGGGAGTATCCATCAGAGATGAAAAGATACTTAGAAGGCGCGAATTCATTTTTTCCTTGCGCCCAAAAATGAATTCGCGATCCGCAAACACTGGAATGGCGCCAATTATTCGCTCATCAATTTTTGGTACTGGTTTCATGTCATCGTGCGCGCTGACTGAAAGAGCGCGTATCCCGCGCGGCGATGTATTGCGCACAATTCTCACTCGCGCGCGATCCGATGCGAATTTCCACTCGCTTCATACTTGCGCCAACATGTTGCGAGCAAGATATTTCGCAAGTTTCCTCGCGCGCGCAAAACAGACAACTGATTGGATAATGTTTGCGCCAGGAGTATTCGTACCAGTTCTGCGTACGCCGCGCGAACCTCTTGCGACTCTTGAGGAATTTATTGCGTGCTATGACGAAGATTATCCCGCGCCATTTGATCTTAATGGTATGTCCGCTAATCTTTGCCGCGACATTGCGGCTTGTTTCGCGCGCATCGCGGGTATGCCCGCGCATTTGCGCGAAATCGTCGCGCAAGCGACGCGCGTACTCATTGAAAGCGGAAATCCGTCTTCGAGTAGTAATGTATATTGGACGTTTGCGCGCGCTCACGATCATCCAGATGTGTATATTGGCACGACATGGATCGCATCGCGCGATAGTGTTTGCGCAATCAATGCGCTTGAGTGCGATGGGTACTCTGAAGATGCTGCTATTGATAATTCAATTCTCAGTGCACCAATTTGCACGAACGCGTATACAAACTTGAAACTGCAAGATGCAGTGAATGCAATGGATCAGAGGGGAATCAAAGAGTATCGCGCGGCGTATATCTTTCCCATTGCAGTCGCGCATATTCGCGCGGATGGTATCATAACGTTATTCTAGCGCGCGAATTCGCTCTTTTTTCGCGCGCGAAAAAAAGATTGCGTGCGTCGCGGCTCCTATCGTCGCGCTTTATTTCGCGCTCTCATGCTCCTTGTGTACTTGACACGGTAATTCGCGCAATACTTTATCACACCTTGGACTTGCAAGAAGCTCCTTTATGATTTGCTCGCGCGAATTAATCATGCGCGGTATGTCGCAAGCGCGCGCGAGATGGTGTAATGATTCTATCGGTAAGCGCTCAAGCATAATTGCTACTTCGCACGCGCATTTTTCTTGCAATGCAGATAATTCGCGCGTACGTTTTTCCTGTGGTACAAATGACTCGCGCGCACGTACTTTTTGCATTACGGAAGCGCGCACGCTAGAATAGCACGCGCGACAATAATCGCTACCCATGATTGGCGCACTACATTTTGAGCATTTCTTGCATCCTGCGCACGTAATCGAGCCAGTATCATGCACACTTACGCCACATTGTATGCAATGACAATTCCAAAGCATTTTACCAAGTCGCGGACATATGGGACAATAATCGCTCTCTTTTGGTCCGCAATCAACGCAAACGGCCATTATACCACGCCAAGACTGAACGTATCCATATCTAGGTGCGCATAGCATGCACTTCTGGCACCACTTACATATGTGATTGATCGTTTGCGCGCGCTTGCACGATACACAGACCAAAGGATTCTCCATAGTCATGTTTATATGTGGCGCGCGAATTCATCTTTCTCCTTCGCGCGCGAAAAAAGAATCATGCAAGCCATTCTCGCAAGATGGAGCGCGCGTATTCATTTTGACCTACCAAAGTATTCAATTCATCGCGCGAGACCTGTGCGCCATCTTGCATGCAATAGAGCGCCATATGCCATTGCGCGCGCGAACACGCGTATTGCACACTTGCGACAAGCGTTGCTTGTTTCATTTCCGCGGATACCCGCTCTAGTATCTTCGTTATTATAGTCAAGTGAGTCGCGTCAATTGCCTGACGAAGCGCAACTTGAATGCCATTTGTTGCGAAATTCGCGCTGTGCATGTTGAATAATGGATCCACAATTCGCTCACAATGACCTAACGCAGCCAGCTGTATCATTTGTTCAATATTTACATCCGTGAAAATAGCTGGATTCTTCTTGCGCGCATATTGCATTACATCAACGCGATCGCGCGCAGCAATACATAGCAACGCGTTTTGCGTTATGTCGCGGTAATACTTGCGAACAATTTTTATGATTGCGAAATCGCCACTTCCATATGCGTTGGGCGCAATGAACTCCCATCGTGGAACAGGACCAAGCTCAATAAGATACTTTACAACTTCCGTGCGCCGTTGTACGCACGCGCGAATAATGCCCTGCTCAATGTTCACACTATTCGCGCGATGATCAAGCACAAATTTCACAACATCCAGCTTGCCGCCCAAACATGCTCCCAGGAAGAGATTTTCCCAATCAAGCACCAGATTTCGCGCGTAACATATTTCGTTAATGCGCGCGAAGATGTCACTGTGCGCTTTTCTGCCCGTCACATACATTACATATCCAAGTTTGTCCGCGATGTTAGAATTTGGTGCCGCATCTCCATCTGACACAGCACTATTTACCTTGCCTGTTGTAATAATATCAACATACATCTCAAGCAAAGACGTGCGATCTTTCGCGCGCGGTTCGCAAAGCAAATTAAGATGTCCGCCATCACACGCTTCCATGAGTTGGTCAATATCTGTCACGAACGTACTTTCCCATGGAAGTATGATTCCGCGTATCGCGCCAATAGTATTTCCGCGATATGCGCCACGCATGCCCCAAACGGGATCCAGTTGATAATGGTCGCGCGCCGCGAGTTTCATTATTTCGCGAATCATGGGCACATGACCACCTCTACACGCCGTATAATAAAGCACGTCCCATTTTAGTATTGCCTTTACGCGATTCATGATGCAATACATTGCTTTGATATGCCCAAAGCGAATGACATGGTCTAATCCATATATCAAACTTGATGATGAGATCAATTTGCGCGCGCAACAGAACCCAATAATAGCGCACGAGCCCGCGCGGCACGCGCTTTTCCATATTTGTATGGTTTCGCGCGACTCCGCGGAATAAATGATCGCAAGCGCGGCGCGCAGATCGCCAGAAGCCTCCAGTGAGAGTTGGCAAACACCTAGTGCAGTATACTGATCGCATGGGTCCATGTACTGTATTATCGCTTCCCAATCGTAACAATTCATTTCTTGATGATGTATTACGCGCGCAGATTCATCTTTTCGCGCGAAAAGATGAATACAAAGTTGCGCTATATAGGAGAGCAATGGAAGAAAAGTTCACATATCGCGATGTGCAAGATCTATGTCGCGGATGTCAATGGAAAGGCGCGGGTATTACATTTCGCACGGTACGTAGTCCGCGCGGACTTGCGCTCGATGCTCTCAAAAGCGGAATGCAAAAGTACATTCGGCGCGCGGAAACTGCGAAAGCAGTCTTTTGCGCGCGCGAAATACATATCATTGCGACAAGTTCGCTCGAAGAAGGCGAAGCGGTCCGTACAAGTGGCGCAAAGCGCATTTACACAAATCTTGTGCACCGTTTGATGATCATTCTCATGGAAGATTGCGGACCATCTGCCGCGCTTATTTTGCCACAATTTGCCGCAGAACAAGTGCATGCTGGTGATGGTCGCGCGCCAGTGACCGCGCTCAGTTTCGCGCGCGAACGTGGCGCAATTTCGCGCATGGCCGCGATGCTCGCGAATTCGCCGCATTCGCGCATCTTTTCGCACTTAAAAGCAATAATATATTCGCCAGTATTTCCGAAGCGCGCGAATGTCCGCGCGTTATGCCTTGCGATGCACGAGAGTATTCCATCATACGGTGCATCCATTCAGCGCATCGCTAATGCAATACAAGACGCAAAGAACGCGCGCGATGTTATGATTGATTTGCGCGCGTTCACTGCTGAGATTAATCCCGCGACCTTCACAACGAATAGTGCGAATATTTTGCGCGCGTGGTCATTGCAACTGAGCAATTGTCGCGAGCTTGATCTTGTACCGGGAATGATGATCGCGTGCGATATTTACGCGCGATTAGCGCCAGTCGCGATTTCGCGCGCGAACTTCGGTGCGATACCAGTGCTAACTGCGCTAGATGATTATGCGCTCGATCGGCACACAACAGAAGGGCGCGGACGCATTTCGCGCGCGGAATGGGCAACGCAATTCGCGCGCGAAGGTGCGCAAGTCTTTAACGCGGATCCATTTTGGCACTGCGCCGAACTAGAAGAGTTTTACGCGCGATCAAAGAGCGCGCTCGCCCCAATTCAACGCCCCATTAATGCCTTCAATTCATCTTCGCGCGAAGATGAATTACTTGAGCCAATTGTGCGCGCGCAACTCGTAACTGGCGCTAGTAAGACTGACACGTATTTCGCGCGTCTTCGCGCGCCAGAAGATACCGTGCGCGCGACCAGATTGCGAAGAATTCTCTCACCGGGACCTATATTCGTGAAGGGTCCTCTTCCGCCCGACATCATCCAAGATGCGATTGATATTTCGCGCATTAAGCGCAGTGTGTTTTCAGAGCTAGTATCAACGCGCGTTTTGTATTTTATGTGCCAACCAACCGCCCTTGTAAGTCCCATTGGATTGCGCGCGCGATCGAGCGCGCAATGCACCGGTATGCTATTATCCGCGAATGTGGCGCGCGGACTCGATGGTGACATACCGCGGCGCGTGACAAACTCAAAAGTGTGGCCAGATACGTGCGTTGTAAACTGGGATGGAATCGCGCTCTCGCAGGAATCACTTGCGAGTCTTACGGCCGCGGAATCGCGCGATGTTCAGCTTATTTACTTATTTCGCTTTATTCTTGCGATTGGTGATGGTGCATTGCGCAATTTGGTATTCGCGCGCGATGGTCGCGTCGCGGGAACTGATGAAGACATGATTAAAGAGCCAGCATGCGCGACGTGGTGCGAGTTCCTGGCGACATTGCAATCTTCGCGTCTTGTCGCGCTCTTGCGGGACGCACCGGCGCAACAGCGCGCGACAATAGATCAATGGATTGCGCGATTTGCGTTGTTGCGCGAAACCGCGCCCTCACATGTTTCGCGAGTGAATCTCGCGCAATGTTACGAGCGCATTGAATCTCTCTCGCGCGAAAAAAAGACGCTCGTAAATTAGGAGAGTAATACGTCTTCTTTTTTGCGCCAGCATATCAAGTCGCGCGATTCGAGTGGCGCGATTTCTGGAATCGCGTGTGTAGTACGTATTTGCAAGCACTCGGTAATGGTATATGACAAACGTGGAACGCGAGGAGTGGTGCGGGATGAATGGCAATCCATGTATATACATAGCCCATTGAAATTCAAAAAAAGATGACCAATGCCCATTAGTTAAGTAATGATGTGCAATACAAATCCTGGAGTTTCCGCATTCTGGAGCGCTTGCGCGCGACGCATCATGTCCTCGCGCGAATAATTAGGATTACCATTCCAATTTTGCACAAGATCATAAACATCGCGCCTATTCATGGCGATTGCGCTATCAAGTAGATATTGAAAATCACTTTCATTTAACTGCATACCATTTCCGCGCAATTCCGCGTAAATGTGTTCGTAAAGCGCTATATCTTGCTGTTGCACGCGAGCAATGCGATGAAGATTATTTGGTACCATCATAAGGAGCACGCCATGCCGTTCAAGTTCTTCGCGCACGAAATAGAACATTTTTAATCCGACTTTGGCAGCGCAAACAAGTACTTTATCCCAATCAATTATCTCATCCATCCACTGAATAATCAATGGGATAAATTCGTAGCTTTGCGTGCGTATTGCATTTTTGAGAATCTTTGGTTCCGGTGAAATAATGTATGCGCGCGCGAAATCGTAAAGCGCGCGATTTCGCGCGGATACAGCCGCTTGCATGATGTATGGTGCGACTGTAGCACATTCATCGCGATAATTTACAATGAGCATATCAATGATGGAGCAGCGGCGCGCGGTAATCGCGCAGCTCATAAGATAACGTATTATTTCGCGCGCGCCAATGTGTGCGTCCGGAGATCGCGCGCGTATCTCCGCGAGAACCTCATATTTGCCCGCAGAGTCAGCAAACGCACAAATAATCTCCGCGTATTCGCGCGCGATACTGATTGGCGAGATTCGCGCTATTACGTCGCGAAATAAATCATAGGCGTCGCCGCGAATCGCACCAATCAATATCTCCAGCAAATCTTTTTCATTTGCGTACTGGGCTCCGAAGAAATCGCAAAGCGCGCGATCACCACTTTGCGCTGCATATCGCAAATAAGATGATCGGGAATCGTCTTCTCTTGCAAGTAGATTACAGCCACGATCGCGGACAAGAGTACATATCTCGCGATTGCCATTAGCCGCAGCTATACTCACCATTTTAGTAAATATTAGCGACTTTGGATGGATAGTCATGAAATCAAGCACAAAGGTGCACAACTTATAATTATTTTTGGCCGCTGCGTTTTCCGCAATAATACCAAGGACGCACGTTTGCATGATCACACTTTCACTTTTTCCAGACCAATCCAGCGCAAGTTTACATATCGCGAGATCGTCACCGCGCGAACCAATTTCAGCGATGTCGCAATCAATATCATCATAGACTCCATACGGGACAATTATGTACATGCGTTGAAGCATCTCGCCATATTTCGCGCGCGCGTATTCACAGAGATCGCGACAACCAATCTCAGCCGCGCGACATATAAGATCGCGGCTCTTCATTCGAATTGGCGCGCGCAGAGCCGCGCGAATGTACTTGCATGTCGCGCGGAAGGATGCATCGAGTGGCGATGGTAGAAAATGCGCAATTTGCGCGATTAAGAAGTTATCAAGTGCGTAGATGGTTGACATCATATATGTTGGCGCGCGAGATTCAAAAAAAAGGCGATTTAGTCATCATAACGTGATGCAAGTGCGCGAATACAACTTGCGTCGCGATCGCTCAACTCTTCATGATCTTCGCGCATTTGCGCGAGTATCAAATCAAAGAGATACTTATGGCGGCTTTGACCAGCGAATGTCGCGCGCAGAAGCGACGCGTATGATGCACGCGGTCCGCGGATGACGTGATAGCGTTTCATGCTCGCGCGCAAGAAATTATACATGTGCATACATCCATTGCGCGCGGCACAAACAAGCAGTTTGCTCCAACGTATGCGCATATGATGTTGCATAAACCAATCCAAGAGCTGCATTAGCGCGATTACGTGCGAAATACGCACTGCGCGCGCTAGGTGCTTATACGTTGGGCGCGCTCCGCATTCGCACGCGAAAGCGCAAAGAGTGCTATTTGTTTCGACTGCAAATTGCAGTAGCGCGTCAACGTGACGTTTGCAAAGATCGGGATAAACATCTATAATTCTGCGAACTACTGGTACAAAGTGGTGTGTGTTAAATGTTCTTAGTGCCCGATCAAATGCGTCTTCCACGATGTGCGCAGCATCATTTTCGCATGCCCAATTATGGAAGATGCTAAACGTACAATAGTTCGCAAATGGATTGACGCGCGCGATAATCATTTTCGCGAGCTTGGCTGCGACTCTCGCGCTCGGCATTCGCTCTGTTATGTATTCAATGACATGGAACTGGTCTTTTAAAACCGCATCGCAAAGCATTAATCTGAGCATTTTCTGCTTGGAGATGTACCCAGACCACTCGCGAATCGCTTTGCACATCTGTATGTTTCCCTTTCTGGCGGCAACGCGAATGAAGTTCTTGTAATCAATTGATACGCGCGTGCCATGCAGCCAATGCAATGCAAGTTCAACAAGATCAAGATGTCCTCCAACTATCGCACCATAAATCATATTCGTGATGCACCCTTCATGCTCACAATGTTCACGCGTATAGTCGTGCGCGCGCTCACATATTTCGCGATGACCACCTTTTGCCGCGCCAATGAAGATCGCGCCCATCACCAGCACGCTCGGATCAATCGCGCGCGCGAGCGCGAACTCACACAGATAATAATGATCATATCGCGCGGCTGCGCGTGCCATTATCGCTTCAAGGTGGTCTGCGAATCCGCCATACGCAGAGAACGCGAGCTCGCATATTTCGCGCGATCCAATGCGCGCACCATACTCCACGAGTGCAATGCACGATCTACGCATGGGCGCGCGCAATAGATTGCGAGTGTACTTGCAGGTCGCGCGAAAAGATATATCAAGCGGTGATGGCAGGAATTGCGCGATTCGCGCGATCAAGAAGCCATCTAGTGAACAAATAGTCGCCATTTATGTTTGCCGCGCGAAATTCAAAAAAAGGATCAAATGTTGCGCTTATCACGCTCACTCAATACTTCGCCCGCTTCATACATTTGCGCGAGTATTAGGTTGAAGAGTGGCCCATGGCAATGCTGATTATCAAGTGTCGCGCGCAGAAGTGTTGCGTACGATGCGCGTGGGCCGCGAATAACATGATTTCTCTTCATGCGCGCGAGTATGAACCCATATGGTATCACATTTCCACTGCGCGCGGCACAAACAAGCAATTTGCTCCAATGTATGCGCGCATGGTGGATCGCGAACCAATTTACGAGTTGTAATAGCGCGATTATGCTTGCAGTGCGCACTGCGCGCGCCAGATGCTTGTACGTGGGACGTGCGCCATGTTCGCATGCGAATGTGCAAAGCGCACTATTTGTTTCGACTGCGTATTGCAACAGCGCGTCAGCATGACGTTCGCAAAATTGCGGGTGAGTATTTGCGATTTCGCAAATCATGTGGGCTACGCGTTGCGGATTGTATGACTTTAGGATTGCGATGAACATTTCATCCACAACGTACAATACATCATTTTTGCAAGCCCAATTGTAGAAAATATTGAATACATTGTAATCCACAATTGGTGCGCGGTGCACACTAAACATCGTTCTAATCTCGGAGTATACCTTTTCGCGCGGTATTCGCGCGATTATGTACTCAATGAGTTGACAATGATTCCCAGTGACCGCACCACGGAACATAAGTATGGGCATTTCCTGCTTGTTGATGAAACTATATCGCGCATAAATCACTTCGCACATTTGAAGATTTCCTGTCTCGGCAGCCATGCGAATGAATATCTCGTAATTAATGAAATCGCTCACGTGTCCCCAGCCTAATATGAGTTCAACGAGTTTGATGTGTCCATTTATCACTGCATAACGAAGCATATTTGTGATTGTGCTCACATATGAGGAGTATGTGCGAATACTAGTGCGCGCGAGCTTGCAGATCTCGCAATGACCACTAATTGCCGCACCAACATAGATGTGGTGAAGTATCAGTTCAGTCTCAGCGATCGGTACGCGCGCACGCGCGAATTCGCACAGATCATAATGATTGTATTGTGCAGCTGTGCGCGCTATTTGTATCTCAAGATCAATTGTGTCTCCATCACGCGCGGAAAGCGCGAGCTCGCATATTTCGCGCGACCCGAGTCGCGCACCATGCTCCGCGAGTTTGATACGCGATCGGCGCACAGGTGCGCGCAATAGATTGCGAGTGTACTTGCAGGTCGCGCGAAAAGATATATCAAGCGGTGATGGCAGGAATTGCGCGATTCGCGCGATCAAGAAGCCATCTAGCGAATAAATAGTCGCCATTTATGTTTGCGGCGCGAAATTCAAAAAAAACCGCGCGATGCGTCCTTCGCACCTTAACGCACACATGGACCGCACTCTTGATTGCCGTATGGATTTGGTGTACCCAATGTCACTTTGGAAATCAACTGATCGCGAAGCATCTCTTGTATATCAAATTCACCTGTTTCCAACGTTGGGATGTAAGATTGTTCCGCAATTACTGGTGCGTCTTGCTGCGGAATTAGGTCACGAATGGTATTTTCCGCAATAGTGAGATTAACATCAATCGAGGATGGGTTGTAGGACAAAGGATCATTAATATCCAATTCCACTTTCGCGTCTGTTTCAGATCGCAGAATCGTTACCTTGCGCGAAGGAGATGAGAGTGTGCGCGCCAAATCCGCAATAGTATCGCGCCCTTTCGCGTGAAATTGTGCATTGTCCTCGGGACACAATCTAATTACGATTTCTTTAACATTGGGATGAACCGTTAGTTGTCCTATGAAAATCGCGTGATGCGTGATATTCAAGATCAACCTAACGCAATTAATCGCGGGAAGTATTTGCGCGAGATCATCGCGCGCGGAACATAGATCAAAAACATACACAACGCTTGGTATGGAAATTGTCATTGGTATCGTGACTGGGAATGGCGCCATCTTGCGCGCGTACCATACTCGCGCGGCATCGCGCGCGGGTATGACAGTCATTATTCCGCGCGATTGACGCGTCAAAATGGCTTTCACGAAATCATATTGCGTGGGGGTCAATCGCTCATGAGTGTGCTCCAAATCCATTATTTGCTCTACAATAGTGGGTACTGATGGCGTTGACACACTGGCCAGTGTCGCGATTGAGTTATCTTTGTAGCATGTGATGCGATAATCAACGCGCGCGCACCCCAGCGCAAGAGACACAATAAGATCAATTGAATTCTCATCCGCGCATTTCTCAATAGTGTATGATTTTGCAGTGACAGCCACACATATCTTGTCCGCGGTTGCTGCACCGCCATTAAGATCATCAATGGGAATCCTCATCACATATTGCGCGCTACCCGCAGTTTTCACAACTGTGAAAGATACTTTCGTATCATCTTTCATTGCCGAAACAAATTCGATACCGTCCATCGTATTGATTCAAAGTATACAATCGCATGCGATTTATATCTAAATGCATTTCGCATGACAATCCCCGGTGCATTTAATCGCGCACGTACTGCTTTTGAACTACCACCTATCAAAATGCGCGGTAATCGCGCGGAATGGCGCATTGCGGTTTCCGTTGCCGAGCATGGTACACACATAATTCCAATATCGCGCGAGATGCGCGCAAATGAACCACTAGATGCGTCTATCGTTGGCGTTATTACATCGCGCATTGATTCACAAATCTTCGTGCCGACCTATGTGTACAAGGGAAAAAATATAGGACGCGCGAATGAAACTAATGTATTTTGCCAGGCATTGCGCGACGCGTATAGCATCCATTTGCGACATTTGCGCCGTGCACAACCAGCGCGCGTCACTCCCATGCTCGCGCGAGTCGCGCGCGATGACGACCGCGCATGGACGCGCGAAGTATACGTCCAGCGCAAATATAATGGGTTGCGCGCGCTTGCGACACTTGATCGCGCGACACAGTCCGTCATATTATATGGGAGGCGCGGATTGATCTTCACTGGCTTTCCGTACATCAAGCAGGAAATTGCGCGCATCATTGCATCACTACGAGATACGCGCCAAGTATATTTGGATGGCGAATTGTACAAACATGGTTTACCCTTGCAAACTATTTCCGGTATTGCGCGACGAGGCGCGACGATAGGAGCCGCGACCAACGGGAGCTCGACGATAGGAGCCGCGACCAACGGGAGCTCGACGATAGGAGCCGCGACCAACGGAAGCTCGACGCAAGATCTCAATTATGTTGTTTATGATGTCTTTTTCGCGCGCGACACCGAAGCGGATGATACGCTTTTCAGCGAGCGCCTCGCATCTCTTCGCGCAATCGCGAGTCTTAATTTGCGCGCTGTTATAGTCGCAGAAACATTCACGTGCGTGGGAGAGTCGCGCGCGCAGGATGTACGCAACTTATACGCGCGATTCTTGCGCGAAGGATATGAAGGCGCGATTGTGCGCCTAGACGCGCCATATGATCATTCAGGCGCGAGTGAATATCATTCACCGAATCTTTTGAAACTAAAGCCTCTATTCGACGCAGAATTCACAATCGTTGATTATGCGCGCGCAGAAAAAGGGCGCGCGAAGGGCGCGCTCCTCTTTGTTTGCGAAACTGCGGGCGCGCGCTTTCTTGTGACGCCAACGGGCTCAATTGATACGCGAAAAAGAATGGCGCGCGAATTCGCGCGCGCGACGACGCGAGGCCGAACTGTATTTGATACGCATTGGCGCGGCAAACCACTCATTGTTATGTATGAGGAGCTCTCTACGCGCGGAATACCACAACGCGCGCGCACTGATGGCATTATACGCGAATTTGCTTAGTTATCTGCCGCATCGTAGCGCAAGACAAGAATAGTATTTCCCTCGTGTTCAATAACCGAGAGATGGGAGACATTGCTGTAAATTGAGCAGTGCGCAAATGTGCAAAGTACATCAATAACATCAAAACACGCAATACCATGTCCCGCGCACATTTCAAAACAGATGCCATCGCCAAGTGCAGTTACACCTGACGCGCGCAAAATATCCATTGCGCGCGCGTTCTTCTCCTCTGTCGTATGTGGCACGAAAAACTGTGGAGTTGAGAGTATATCATAAGTAAACAAGCAACTGTACGAAGTATGCAAGATTTGCGAAATTTGCTGTTCAATCGCTTCTACATGTTCATTGAGTCGCGAAGTGCATACCGTGCTAATAATAAGATGTGTTACCCAAGAAACAGGACATTCGAAACTCATTGCGCGAGATATATTCCTACGTAAGGCACCTTCAAAAGATGAAATCGCGCGCTATATATAATTGCAATGGCCGCAGAGGATACAGTTGCGCGCACAGCTCTTGAAATCGTTATCTATGATAAGCCGAGAGTCGCGCGCAGATTCTTCCAAAGTTGTGGCCTCGCGCGCGACTCTGCGCGCGATTTAGCGCTCGTTATTCTTGATCTCGCGCACGCTCCAGAAACAAGGTGCTTTTGCTATGCGTTTATTGATCACTTGTTGCGCATGAATGCGCGCGTTATCCAGTTATTCTGCGTAATGTCGCGCCACCTCGCGATCGCGCTGTTCGAGCGTGCGATCGCGCGCGGAATCATGCTGGATCTCGCGAATAAGCTTTCCACGTGCTGCATTGAGATCGAAGATCCAATCAAGTGTGTGCATGGAGCAACGATCGCGCGCGGCAAGTACGAAGCGCCAGTATTCGCAGCTATTATGCTGGGAATATGTCGCGCGCCCGCGCAAGTAGTTGCGAATCTCCGCGCGCTCTTTGAGGATCATACTCTTGTAGATCATGCCGTGCGCGCTCTTGATGATCAAGAAGATGTGCCTGCGGATCTTCTGGAGGAGTATCTCGCGTTGCGCTGCGTGCGCCCAATCGCGATTGCGCGCGCGACTATCCTAGACGCGATTGCCGCGCCTTACGCAGATACAATCAAATCGCGCGATCCAATATCCATTTTGCGCAGTTGGTATTGCGTAAATGAAGCATGATCGCGCGCGAAAAAAAAGGGTCGTGATCCAAGTATTTTTTGCGCAATTAATTGATGAAATATTGAACGCAAATGAACGCGACAGTCGCAATTCCGATACCAATGAGACACGATACCATTAGAATAGTTGTCGCGCTCGGTTCCCGGTCATCGCGATTAAAATGCACGCTCGAGCGCCCAGAGTCTTCCATAAGATGCTTTGGTATTTCGCTCCAATCATCAATTTCGCGCACGCACGCGCGCGGATTTGCTCTGAGAAATTTGGTCGCGACCTCTTCCAGTAACTTGCATTGCTCTGGATCATGCGCGTCTTTCGTGTCTTCGCGCAATGCGAACCATATATCATCATAGCAAAGATAAGCCATTGTATTGCTATCATTTGGGTAAATATCAAGGAATCTCGCAGGTTCGTATTGCGAATCACGCAACATAATAGCTGTGCGTTTTGATACGCTAAAAATATTCGCCATGTTTAATATTACCACAAGACGTATGATTCAATTTTTTACGTCTAAAAAAAGACGCGCGATTAGATCATTCTTTCGCGCAGAAGTGCGGAAATACAAATTGGATGGTAATCGCTGGGGCGCGCGGTATTCCGGCCGCGCGGTGAACTTGTGAGAACATCATGCAAGTTGCGCACATATATTTCGTCATTGAGCGGTCCCAGAAACGCGCCCATTGCCGCGCCAGCAATCGCAGCATTTGTATCCGTATCAGTGCGACCTGGCGCGAAAATGACCCAATTGAGCGCGCGCGTCATTGTGTCAAATTGCGTAATGCAATAAATCGCGCAGTACAAGGAATGCGTGTAGAGCCCTTTGTTCTCCGCGAGATCGCGCGTTCGCGCACCCATTGCGTCTTCATAAGCGCGCACGAGCAATGGGTATTGTGTGCATTGTGGATACATTTGCCAGCAATCCGCAACGATATTCGCGCGTTCTCGACGCGCGGGCGACGTCGCGCGAAGAAGCGCGCGAAGTATGCGCACGTAGAACAATTCCGCCGTAACGCACTCCAGCGCAGGATTTGTGAGCGAGCAATCCGCAATGACAGCATCGCGCGCTTTAATGTCCGAAAGGAGTGCAAGTGGCGCGCATCTCATTAGCGCGCCATTTGATAGCGATTTCGCGCGCATATCAGCGCGTGGATGCGCGCTTACGAAGCAGTTGCGCGTATTGCGACCCATAAATGGACATTGAGTCGCGGCCCACCGTCTGTATTGCTCGATTGCGCTATGCACGTCGTACACAAGATCTTCTTGCTCAACACGCATCGCGCGCAAAAGCGCGATTGTCATTTCAGTATCATCAGATATTTGTCCGCAGGGATAAGTGTGCGGCACGATTGATCCCCATTGTTTGCACCCATTGGGTTGCGCGATGCAATTACCTTGCGCGTCTGCGGTGGGATGGTTGCCCACATGTTCATATGGTAGACCAAGCGCGTCACCAACAGCCACGCCATGAAGCATTGCGAGATAACGTTCATACATTTTTATAAAATTCGCGCGCGATATTCACTTTTTTTGTGCTCACTTGCGCGTTATCCTCACAACTCTGCGTTTGACTACATCAAAGACAGATGGCGATTTGTTTGTCAGAGAGTCTTTAGTTGCGTAATACGCAATGAGGATAATAATGACGATGATGACAATTACTATCGGAATTCCAATCAGCAAAGCGGTCTTGAGTGTTACCATTGCGCTCGTATATATTACGCAAAAAATATTGCATTACGCAATATCCGGCACGTTATCATTTATCGCGGTTCCATATGAGAGCGCGCCCCATTCGCGTGCGAGTTCACAAATCGCGCGATGATGGGTGGGTTCGCGCATTGCGACCGCAAGATTGCGAATTTCAGGATTGTGGCTCGCAAGACCAGCGATGATCGCGCGCTGATCATCAAGTGGGTGATTGTATAGGTTCGCGAAGAAGCGCGCTTCTTCGCAAATCTGTGTGAATCCGCGCATTGCGCCCTCGCAGAACATATCTGTAAAGTTGCGCGCGCCATTGTGCGCTGCTAGATAACATTGCGCGCGATCGTTCGCAGATGCTCCTTGAATCAGAGAATCCATTGCGGATATACCTATGCTATGCAAATTCAAAAAAATCATGCAAATCCAAGTCTACTGCGCGCGTGATTGCGCACTTGCATGTCAGTCGCGCCCGCGAATGGCACACCAAATACCATGCTAACGAGAGTCGCACTATTATATTTGATGAAGTTTTCCGCAACTACACCAGAAAATGTTTGCGCGGACAATTGGCGTGGAAGTTTGTATTTTCGCGCGGCAATTTCCTCGCGCGTTGATGGCATTACACCAAGAATAAGCGCAAGACCATTAATTTCGCAATCACTGAGCCTATTTAGTTGCGTAAGAAATAACGGATCCATTGGCGCGCGCGGTATGTCTTCGGACGGTATATTCTCTTGAATCGCGGTTCCTACCGTTGTGCCAGTATTGCGCACTATATTGCGTATTTCGCGCGTCGCGGCTCCCGATGTTGCACTTTTTGACGTCGTGGCTCCCGGTGTCGCGGCGGGGGCACCTTTAGTAATTCCCATGCGCGCGAGTCGCGCCTTATAGCTCAGCAAGTTTTCCTTACCCATAGAACGATTGCAGGATGCACAAACAGGACGCAAATTTTCCACTGTATCCGGCCCACCACACGCAACCGCGATAACGTGACCATACTCCACGTTTCCATCATATTGGATTGGCGCGCGCTCACACACGAAACATACACCGGTCATTTGATTACCAATGAATTGTATCCAAACCTCTCTCCGCAGAGCTTTCGGGAGTGCTTTGCGTTTGCGTTGCATTTTGATCTTCTATTTTGACTTTCATTTTTTTTGAATTTTGCGCGTGCAGTAAATGATTGCATTGGATGATTATCTTGTCGCGCAAATTACATTCTATCTTCCATCGCCGCTAGATACACCTCTTCGCGCGACGTGCGCGCGACTTCGCGCGATTATTAAACCGCCCACGAAGAGATCGCCAAATGAATTGCTAACGAATGGTGCTAAAATTGGTAGTGAAGATCTATGTATATTCGCGCGCTCTTGTGGCGCGAATAATTACTATGAAATGCTCTGCGTTGGCGCATTACACAATCATCGCGCGATTTGCGAGTTCGCGCGCGAATGGTTGCGCGAGTGTAACGAAGGTGTATCTTATTTCGCAATGATTAATCATGCCGCGCGAGGTGGACACCGTGCTATTTGCGAGCTAGCAGAAAAGTGGGCGCGCGAAAACAACGAAGATCCCGACTATGATTGGATGCTTGCGGGCGCGGCAGATGGAGGTCACCGCGCGATTTGTGAACTCGCACGCGCGCGACTAATGGGAAGCGCAACACCGCTTTACAATCTAATGTTAGCAAGTGCGGCTGGCGGGGGTCATCGCGCGATTTGTGAATTAGCGCGCGAATGGATTTTAGACGCGCGACAAAGTGTAGACTATAATTGCGCGCTTATTAACGCTGCGCATGGAGGTCACCGCGAGATTTGCGAGCTCGCGCGCAAATGGATTTTGGATAGCGGTCAACGCGTGAATTACATTCGAATGCTTGAGAGCGCTGCTGCGCGCCATAACGCGATTTGTGAGCTCGTGCGCGAGTGGATTTTGTCTGATGATGGCAATTATGATACAATACGAAATGCGGCGGAAATATCCGATAATTATTATGTTCGCGATCTTGTGCGAGAATGGGAGGGATTACCAAAAAATCAATGGTGGTCGTGCACTCTGCTGTGAATGTCGCGTGTCACTCATTAAATGTGCGTGCGACGTTGACCATTGTTTTAGCTTTCCAGCGAATATTGCGCGCAGAGAGTGCAATAGCGAGTTCGCGCAAAGCATGCACATCGTATAGCGCAGCGAGACGCGCGGATTCTGCATCAGTCGCTCCTTTTTTGAGTCCTGACATTGTTCCAATCCATATTGTTTCCGTAACATAAGGACTAATCGCGGTTATGACGGGGAGTGGGTCTGATAAGAATGGCTCCATGCTCACTGATGTAATGCAGCCGCGCGCGTGCAACATTTTGAGGACGTCTAGTCTTTCTGTGTACGGTGGAGCGCGCGGTTCCCAGTAATTAAGAATCTCTTGTTTATCGGATGTGATTGTTAATCGGTATATCACGCGCGCCTTATATGCATCAAGTGCTTCAGCAATTGGCGCAATGCAATCCATGCGCGGCTTTGAAACTAACATGAGACTATGCCCAGCAGCGAGCATGCATCGCGCGCTCTTAATGTAATCTCCAAGAATCGCGGGCACAATGTCATGCGAGGATGGAAACATGAACAATTTTTTGCTCGCGTTTGACCTCCATTTTTTGCTCGCGCGCTTGTGCACTTTGGGCGCGTCCTCAATCGCGCGCATTTCTTGTGTGCTAAAGAAGCGCGCGCGCAATGTTTTCATGTAACAATAGCGACAATCGTTAGGACATGGTGAGCCAATATCCATAATATTAAAAACATGTTCACTCCACTGGCGATTGTGAAAGGGGAGTGTTGTTCTCTCAAATTCTGCAATATCTTCCTTTGATACTTTCGCAGTAAGGATGCGAACAAAATTCGCATGCAGCCGTTCGTTGATCGAGTAGTAATGATCCATATCCGCTTATAATCACTAGAGCGAATATTCAAAAAAATGCGCACTTTTGAATTCGTATCATCAATACACAACTCTCCTATGGACACACTAGACGACTTTCTTATCGCACGCATCACTAGCTACCTTCCATCGCCCCTTGACGCGCCTCTTCGCGTCACAAGCTCGCGGTTTCGCGCGATTCTTGATCCGCCACAGAAAAGATCGCGCGCTAAACTTCTTGAGTATGGCGCGGAAATCGACTGCGCGGACATATGCATACTCGCGCGCGATGAATGCGATATTGCCGCGTATGGGAATATGCTTCTCATAGCTGCGCGTTGTGGACACAAAGAGATTTGCGATCTCGCGCGCAAGTGGCTTTTAGAGAATCGCGCGCAAGTTTCGCAAGCAGATATGGTGAGCGCAACAATACAAGGAGGTCATCTCGCGCTTTGCGAATACATATTTAGTTGGTATGATGAGCCGCCCGATTACAATTGGATGCTTGATATCGCAGCGCAGTATGGACACCGCGCAATTTGCGAGTATGCGCGCGCGAATATGCTAAAGCGAAATATGGTGCCGCGTTACGATCTGATGCTTTCAATGGCTGCGCGTGGTGATCATCGTGACATTTGTGAACTTGCGATATCGTGGGGCGCGAGGATTAATAATCCAATGCTATTTGGGGCCGCTTGTGGTGGTCATCGCGATATGTGCGCGCTCGCGCGCGAATGGATATTGAATGCGGGTATACTTCCTGACTACTATCACGCACTCGCGTGCGCAGCACTGGGCGGTCATTATGAAATTTGCATGCTCATACGCGAATGGATTGGTGGCCCGTGTTATTGTCACGAAATGTTATATAACGCAGTGTGCGGTGGTCATCTCGCGATTTGCGAACTTGCGCACGAATGGGCGCATATCTCTCGCATTCGCGCGCGTTACAGTTCTGCGCTTGATATTGCTGCGTATCATGGTCATCGCGCAATGTGTGCATCATTGCGCGATTGGGCGAATAGTGATGGTGAACTAATAAATTATCACCTCGCGCTTGAGTCTGCGTGTGCGGGAGGACATGTTGATCTTTGCAAGCTTGTGCTCGAATGGATGCGCGATGCGAATGAGATACCAAATTACAATGCGCTGTTTGCGGATGCGACGACTGCTAATGATACGACGGCATGTTCTATTCTGCGCAATTTAGCGCGCGCGGATGGTGTACAGGTGTGAGTGCGCGCGGAAAAAAAGCATTCTTTTTTATGCGCGCATCCACTGACCACGCGCGAGTTGTTTGCTTCCCTCGGGCGTCGCGAGATAGGCAAGAATGTCATTGCGCGAATTACCATCAAAGTATGCAACAAAGTCAATCTCAAACCAAAGGAGCGCGCTATTCACATTCGCAAGGTTGCGCGGGAAATAGCACGACGCAAGGAAATCCACGATTACGCGCGCGGAAAACTCGCTGCTGCATGCAGATTGAACTCCCGCGCGCAATATCTCTAGTGCCATCTCGGGTTCGTGCAGAATGTAGCGCATATAGAGTCGTTGCGCGCACATAACATCGCACTCATGGCACGCATTAAGAAATGCAAATCGCAAGTAATGCGCGCTGCTGTGCGCGCTCTCGCGAAATAGTTGCGCGTCAATCGCGCGATATCCATGATAAGCTGCGCAGCAAAATGCGCATTGTGGCGAGAGCGCGCGATCATGTAGCTTCGCGCAATCTTCATTGTCTTCGCAAATGAGCAATAGCGCGCGCCAACATTCCGCGCAATTCAAGTATGGGAGATCACTGCGTAGCGTTTCCAGATCCATTTGCGCGAATAAACTGCGCACAGTATAACAAGCGGCAGGCGAGTGATCCGGGCAGCATGCATCGCGAAATGCATTGCGCAGAAAGCCCGCGGGCATAACATATGGTTCGTGATTGTGCGTATCTTTCATTGCGTACGCGTGTTTGCGCCATTCGCGCGGCAATGAATTCGTTGCGTGATGGATTGAAATTGTCGCGTGATCTATTGTGTCGTCCGCGACAATTTCCATCATCATGATACTTACTTTCCGCATCTATTATTCATTTTTATGCGCGCCCGCAGTATCCTAATCGCGCAATAACTCTCGGAAATAATTTGCGTGACCTTAAGCGCGCGAAATCCATGGGATGTACCTTTGTGACTTTGAATCCGCGATCGCGCGCGACTTACGTGATGGCATCGGTTGTGTTCTTGCGCGAACAAAAAATGAATTGTGTTAAACAGAACATCTCCAAATATGGCGTGCGCGCACTGTCACCTACCCGCGGACCAACTTTCGCGATGCGCGCGGTGTGGGTGGTGCGCGATTTGTTCTCCAAAACTCGGAATAGTGCACACAACAGAGGGAATCGCGGGCCTATGCGCCCTTTGCGCGCAAAAAGAGACAATTTGTTGCGACAAATGCCCGCGCGTCGGAGAGCAACTTTGGCATTGTCATTGCGCAAGTTGCGAAGAGATCATCGCAACCGCGCGAATGTGTTGCGCGAAATGTGCAAAGTGCGCGAAATGTTGTGTGCTTACGCCAGAGAGCTCGTATTGCGAGCAATGTTGCGCGACATTGTATCCTTCTATCTCCACGCTTCTTCGCGCGCTAAAGGTCACGCAGTTGCGCGCGGTTGCGCGCCGTATGGGTGCGCATTATAACGCGAGATTGCATAAAACGGATATAATACGGATTCTTTCGCGCCATCCTTTGTGCACAAAGGAACTTATCGCGCAAATTCCATGATCTCTTCTTTTTTTTGCGTGCGCAAAGAGAAGTCGCGCACGCAAAAAAAGATCACACTGTGGGCATATTAACGCGCACAGTAATCGCGAGCGCATTACCCTCCCAGAAGTACATTACTGGAGGATCCTCATTGAAATTCGAACATTTCATTGAGTTCGCAATTGATTGCGTGTAATGCAACAACTCACTCGCATCCCTTTGGCCATCGCGCGCAATCGCAAATTTACTTGCCCATTCGTCCAATTCCACGCGATTGCCATTCGCGTGCGCAACATCAAAGAGTGTGCGCGCGTACGTATTTCCGCGCGATGCGTTTGCGAGCGCGAGATAAAGCGTCCAGCGCACGCTTTGTACGTCTGCGTCCGCGAATTCGCAAAGCGCCGCGAAAGATTCAAAGATCGCAATTTCACACACGAATTCGCACATTCTCGGCGCGGAAAGGAATATTGCGTCTGACAAAAGATCTCTACATTCTGGTGATGCTTGTTCGTATAAGCATTTGCACATGTGCTCTGCATCTGGCTGACAACTCGGGGAATTTGCCGGCACTAAGCGCACATATGAGTGCGCATGAGTGCGACAATACGATTCAATGCAGAGTCCGCGCGGATTTATTACGACAGAGCGCATGCATTTCTCCGGATTAATTGCGAAAAGTTCGCGCGCGAACAAGGGGTCGTGCGAAAGAGGCATAATGCATCCACTTGCGGATGATGAAGTAAGTTTCTCACTGAGGAGTTCTATTATGTCGCGCATTATATGAATTCGCGCGCGAAATTCATTTTTCCGCGCGAATTCATTCGTCAAACATAAGTTTTCGCGCGCCCGCGCACAGTGCGATCATATCCGTAGTGCTATCCAAACTAAGGTTATGCATGCAAGTCGCGATGGTTGCAATGGGGCCCAGCGTATCAAGAAGCTCATCATATGAGTAGATAATTCCTCCAGCTTCCGTTTGCCAGAATCCATGCAACTTTCCGAGGGTTGCGTCAACATTTTGAATTCCTAGTTTTGCAAGAAGCGCGTGCGCCTCATAGAGTCGCACTTGATTGCGCCGAATACCGGCTTGCGAAACTGGCGCCATAGATGACTGTGCGCGCTGGAAATACGTGATTGGATGCTTAACAAACCACGCGCCAGTGAAATGCGATGCGGGCTTTAGCCAATCGCCATTCTTGATGAATGCGAATATGAGCGGATCCGCGATGCCACCAGACATATAGTCGCACGCATCCGAGCGCCCACCGACCGGAAATGACGATCTTTCCATCACAATGCGTTTGTAAAGAAGACACGCACCACAAATGTTGTTTGTGTCCGGTGTTGTAACACTATGAAGTTCGCACTTATGCTTTTCCTTTGTGCATTTTGCTGGATCTATTGGTTGTCCGGGACGATCACCGCGCAATGGTCCAAAGAGTTTCCACGCGTCAAGGCTCTCCAGAGAGCGCTGCACACCCGCTTCAACGAGTGATTCAACTCGCGCGATTTCCTCGTCACTTATTTGCGTCTCCGCGGTTGCAGATTCCGTTTGGTTCATCATTGATATATTTTTGCGCGCAATTGTTTTTCAATTGGCGCATCCATTCGCCGCACACTATTTCCGCGCGACCCGCGCATTGACTCAAAAGCGCGTAATCAATGCGTGTCATGCTTGTGCGCGCACTATCGTGCGAGCAAATGGCGCACTCAACGCGCGCAAGCTGGCGCAAGAGAGATGCCCAATTGCGCGCAATTGGCATATAGTAGGCGGAATCGCGCGCGAACGCGCAGAGAATCGCGCGATGTACGAGCGCGATCGCGCGCGCGGATGCACCAATCTCGCGCTCATTATAGCTGAAAATGCGCGCTCTCAAGTCTTGTTTCTCGTCGCCAGCAAGCGCTAGAATATCAGCAGATGCACTACCGGCGAAATTCATAACAAAGCGCCACATGCAGTTCGTTATGTATGCGCGCAATGCATCTTGCGTAAAATTGCGCACAATATCTACCGGTCGCAAAATGGTTGCGGGAATATCACCCATTCCAGGCGCAACGTGCGCGATATACAGTAGCGTTGAAACGCGTGCGCACATGAATGCGCCATCATCGCGCGGAATATCCAACGCGCGCGCAATTCGCGCGATATTGAGAGTGCGCCGCGCGATATCTTCTGTGATTGGCCCTTCAAGGATGACTGTGCGCGTTCCATTGAATCCAATGAATGTATCGGCGCGCAATTGCGCGCGAATGAGCCATCGCGCGGCATCGACCGCACTGAGCTTAGGGTCGCAAAAGAGCGCGCTACCAGCAGAAACGCGCGCAATTGCGCGCTCCTCCGCGTTGTCAACGACGCAACCGGCGCACGCGCGTGCGCGCTCAATCAAATCATTCGCTACTTGTTCTGGAATCGTTGCGCGAATCGCGCGCGCGCATTGACATATAATGCGGCACATTAGTTCGCGCTTATTAGCTGTTTTCGGTAACTCTGGTGGTGGTTCAGAAGTATCGCGCGCGGGCAAGAGATGTGGTCGCGGATCTGAGATGCGCAAGACAGTGAATATTGCAAATCGCGCGAGATTTGTTGCGACTGGTTCTTTATCTGACCACTGTACAAGTTCTTGCATATTTCGCGCCATTTCGCGGCATTTACAATACGCATGGAGTCGCGCGACAATCCGCGCAACATCAGTAACGTAATCCAACGCGCGATAATCACTCACGCGCAAGAGTTCTTCCACGTCGTCGTCGCGCGCGCTGTGGTGCGTAAACATGCGCCATGCGCCAATAATGGGCATCCATTCGCGCTCCGCGCACATCATCTCCAAGACGCGCATGACCATTTCCGCGCGATCCTCGTTCGCGCGCGCGACTAGAATTGTTTGCAAATCGCGCGTAACTGGCTCCCATAGTTTATAGACTCCAACATTTTCCAGAAAGATATTCATGATACATAGAACGAGATTTTCGCGCGTATGCCAGCGCCTTGACGCGAGAATTTCGCGCACTAGAGGTTCACAAAGCGCGCGCGGAGATGTACCTGTGAGACGAGTTCGCAAGAAGGATGTTGTTAGTGTGCCCAAAAGTGCTGTCATGTATATTTGGTTTGCGTCTTTGTGCGCAAAAAAAGACACATCGCGCGCTCACGCGAGAACAAGCGTCCATGATGAATTATCCGCATCAATAATCGTCTTGGATAATTCAAACGTAACACCACTAGTTGCGACGAGTTGCGTGTAATTCTCCAGTTTTCCCGTTTCTTTGTTCGCGATCGCCGTTTGCAAACTGAATACGCGGAATATCATATCCTTTGATGTTGGCACAAGGAGAATTTGCGGATCAACTGACGTGCTACTTTCATGCACGAATATGAGTCCAACATTACCCCAGCGCTTTATTGTGACTTGCGCGGTCGGATATTGTAGTGTTGGATACTTCAAGTTCGTCAAGTATCCCTTGAATGTACCATTTTTGAGCGCGGTCGTAAATGCAGTGTTTGATGCGGCCCAACTAGGGAATTTCGCGGGCATTTCCGCAAATACACTACTTTTATTGTGCGCAGCAAATCCAAATAGTTTGCGCGCGCGATCCATGCGCCCCATTGCGACTGGAGTGAATTTCCATGTTGCGGATGGCGATGTTGGATCACCAAGTTTGATTGTTGCGAGTTTTGTGTCTTCATCCGTTGTTGCGTAGACGCGCGACGACGTTGCATTATCAATCACCTCATCCGCAGTTGCGCACGCGTATAGGATTAGTTCCTGCGATGAGACATCTTTGGTGTCATAGAGAAGTCCGGGAACAATGATAAACCGCCCGCCGAACTCTGGGAATGGTTTTGGCGCGAGAACGCGCGTTTTTTCGTCGAGCGCGGTTATAATGCTGCGCCCAGAGATTTCTGTGAGCACAAGAGGTTCGCCAGTTTGTGGGAAGATTGCGCCAAGGTTTTCCTGGTTAACAAAATAGCCGAATCTGCTTTTCGCGTATATGCGTTGCAATTGCTTCTTTTTGTAGAGGAGATAAGCAAGGATTATTACTATGATGACAGCTAAAATGATCCACCAATTCATCATTATTGAATGCGTATATAACTTGCATCCAAAAAATATCCGCGTGCCTAGTAAATAATCTTAGTTGCGCCGGATTCGAGCAGGATGAGTGCGAGTGCGCCATCACTGCTCAAAATGAATGATGTGATGCCACAAGGCATAATAATGCGCGCGCGTTCTGCGTTATCGTGCGCAATAATGAGTGTATTTCCATCGCGCGATACGCGTGTAAACATTCGCGCGCTCGATGCGCAATTAGTGTCCCATACGGTACCGGTTACGTCGCACGCAAGTTGTGTGACTGCGTCTGCGGGCGCGACTACTTCCGTTGTCGCACTTGTGGATCCTAGAGTCGCGCGCACGATCGAATCGGCCGCGATTGCGTAGCATATCGCGCCATCACCACTAAGCGCAATTGGCGCGTGGAAATCTTGCGAAGTAAAGCGGCAAACCCATGTGCCATCATCAGACGCATCGTATACCGCGCTTGCGTTCGCTGGCGCACGACCAGCGACAACAAGAGTGGTTCCGCGCGAATTAAAGCGCAAACCTGCGATTTCTTGCGCGCGCGTAAGATGCGCGATTTCGCGCGCGCGCATTGCGTAGAATGGCTGGCGAGTATCATCTAGCGCGAATATCCATATCTCGCGCTCGTTTGCAGTCGCGAATACGCGCGCGCATGCGTTGATCGCGCAAAAGAGTCCCTGGTGGTGCGTAGCGAGAACGCAAGATCCAACGACTTTGGGACACGCGCGCTTCCATGTCGATTCCGCGCGATAGAATACGTGCGCGCAACCGCGCTCGCCAGCATCCATGGCATTACAAATGATTGCGACGCACCCGAATGCATCGGTAGCTGCGGATGATGCTATTATCCCTTCGATTTCCGCGCATTCCGCGACTCGCGTTGGAAAGAATGCATCCGGGAAGCTAAGACATGCCCAACGTGATGAGTTATGCTTAATGATTTTCATCGCGCCATCAAGCCACGCGCATCCGCAATCAAAGCGCAGAAGTGCGGGAATATTAGTTGTGTTCATTTCTGTGTTAATAAACTGCGCGACTACGCCATCTTGCGCGCGAACGTCCACGATACCGCCTTCGCGCGCGCTACATACGAAGACGATAGCAGTTGTCACAGTGTGCGTTACTGGAGACAAATCCGCGGTTATGCGCGCGCTAGAGTAGCTAATTGTTCCATTGAATGTCGCGCGCGCGTTAAATGTTACTGCGCCATTAAATGCGATTCCGCGTGCATCTTGCGCGTGAATTTCGCGCGCTGATATGGAATCAAAGGACGCATTCAAGAGTTGCGCGTCCACATATTCCTTAGTGGCAACCGCAGTCGCGAGATCGCGCGCGCCCGCATGCGCGATATCTGTTGTGATGCCAGTAATGATTGCGGATGGATTTGCTTGGAAATAGAATCCTCCATCTATGCAAACGCCCGCGGACCCAATAATGAGGCGCGAGGAACCAGTAGACGTGAATACGAGTCCGAGCGCGGATGATTGAATTTTCTGATTACCGATTGTTATGGTTGTATCTGGCGCGCAAATAACAGGGCCGTTTACTTGCAATGCACCCTGACTTGTGAGTTGCGTGCGCGCGACAATTGTATTTGCGCTTATTGTTTTCGACATTAATGCGTATATCAATCCACGTATTTTCGTCCTAATGAATCAAGGGCATACCATTGTGTGCCATCCGATACAAAAGTAACTGCTTGTTCGCTCACGCGATACGTTACGTCGCGCGCAACAATGAGCAAATTGTACAATGGGTGCGCAAAGTACTCACACACTGTGCCCGCGCTCGCATCTGGAAGTGTAATTGTAGCTGCGATATCGGTCACAATTGGCGCAATTTGCGCACTAAGTTGACACGGACCCGCGAATGTGACTGGATCGGAGATAGGCGCCGCGATTGCGAGCGTGTGTGCGCGCACTGTGTCTGCGACCAACGGTCGCGCGATTTCGTGTGATTGCGCGCAATACTGTGCGATAGTACGCGCGAATGCAACACTAGAAGTCTCTTGTGCGCCATCAAGGGTTTGCGCGCACGAAGAGAGTATCGCGTGATCCGCGCATAGTCCAATCGCGCCAACATTAGCATTTGGCGCAACCAGAATTGTTTGCGCGCCACACGTGATGCCCGCGCTATCAACCGCGAAGTTATAGCCCAAATTAACGTGCGTGAATCGCGCATCTTTTCGGATGAGAGTTTCACCAAAAGATATCAGACTAGATTGCGCAACAATTGAGTCTGCGGAAACGTAATTCGCCATTAAATCGCGCGAAATATATATGATGTACTATCTTCTTGCTATTGTTGTGGTGATCATAGTGATCATATTCATGAGGTCGCGCGCGACCAGTGAATCCATAACGAATGTGGATGATTTGATTATCCAATTCGACCGAGTCAAAAAAAATGGTGGGAACATCTTTGATTTTCGTCGCGCGATGAACGATAGCAGTTTCCCACCGTACAAGTACGCGCAATTAGCGACATTGTACAAACAAGGCGCGATGACCGTTAATAATGTCACGCGAATCCTTGCATCTGCGGATTAAATGGAGGCGCGGATGGTGTGACGTCTTCGGCACTTTCGCCGTCATCTGCGGAGGTCGCGAACGCGTACGCAACAGCAATTATAACAATTATGAACATGAGCGCGACGAACCCAATGATGAGATACTTTTTTTTCGAAGATGTCGTTGTTGCGGTTGTTGTGGGAATTGATGTTTGAACCTTGGTTGTTGGAGTCTTACTTGTGGTTATTGTTTGCACAGTTGTCGCGGGCACAGTTGTCGCTTTTGCTGCGGTTGCGGCAGCAGCGGTCGCAGCAGCGGTTGCGGCAGCACTTTCCGCGCTCGCAGTGCATGACATTTGCTGATTAATCGCCTTCTCTTCCAGTACGATATCGCGTCCTGCCGTTCCGGATATGTCTACGGATTGCGCACAAATTGAGCATACAAATTCGCCAAGACTAGGATAAACTGGCGTTTCTGGCTTGTTAGGTGCGACATTCAAGTTCATGTTGGTGCACATTGGATCGCAACCATAGCGCTGCACTCCTCCGCGCGCGCAACTACCGGAACATCTTTGCGAGTATAGCGCGGCTGCAGAATCATAATTGCCTTTGCGGCGCAAGTATTCTACCATTAGGTCGTCATATGTTTTCTGAGTTGCGGCTCTCTTGGCGATTGCTTCCTTGAGCAGCGTTGTCATCGCCTTACATTCGCTAATTGCCGCTTCTGTTGCAGCCGAAGTTTTGGACATTTTATGTGCGGTATATATAACGATAAAGATTAGCACCGACTAAGATCAAAAATGGGTGTCGCGGCATCAAAAAACACGTCTACTACAGACGTCTTTAATAGTTCACTCACGGAGAACCTCAATTCGAGTATGGTCTCCATTGCGCAACAATCTGTCAGCACAGCTGCGCCAACGCAAACAATTAAAATTACTGGCGTGGCAGGGCGCGATTTTGTTGTATCCGGATTGGAGCAGAAAATTGTTGTGAACATTGACGTGCAAAAGTTCCTTTCGAATGTTACTGAGACATCACTCAAATCAATGATGACGAGTGCTCTGGAAACAACAGCGAAAGACAACCAAGAAGTTGAGCATCAACTAACAATTGGCGGGAGTTACGCTGCGAATACGAGCGCAGTAACCGTGCGCAATAACAATGTTAATCGCATCGTCAACAGCTACTCGTATAGCCAATTTGTTTCCGATGTTCAGCAAGTTCTCGCATCCCAGACCATTGATATTTCCGGACTTGCGGAGCGCGATGTAACGATATCAAACTTGAGTCAGTACATCAAAATTGAGCTAATATCCAAGCAAATCGCGGATAATATGACAACAACGTACAATAGTATCAAAACTGATACGTCTACCACAACCACGAAAGAAACAACACAAGCCACATCCTCTGGAATTTCTATGGCATGGCTTATGTCTGGTATTATTATCTTTGTGATTATTGTTGCGGTAATCGCGGGCTTTGTGTGGTACTTTGGTGGCTCGGATATCGTTAAATCGAAACTGGGTGGACATGAAAGCGCGAAAATACCTCCGCTTACTTGATGACCGCGCGCGACCGATTCGCTGGCGCAACATATGGAATACCAAGAATTTCAAAAATTTGCTCTTCGCTCTGCAAATGAATCAACGTGCCATTTGGCGCGCGCAATTCATATTGATTGAGCGAAAAGCCTTTCTTTTTGCATAGTTCGCGCATCCAAATGTTGAAGCTTTGCGAACCAGTAAAATAGAGAAGCGCGGAATAATATGATTCGCGCGCGACATGTATAATATCAATGGAAATTACCCAGCGAAAGCGCATAAGAAACGAATATTTCTGGTCTCCCAGCGTTATTATGTCCACAAAGAATGGTTGCGCACTCATTCGCGCGTGTAAATTGTGCAGGAATTCGTGACTATCTTGCGCGCCCGCAGTAAGAATGTCAATATCGTTAGATTCAGGCGCGCGCCTTCTGTACGATCCAGTTGTTTCTATAATCACATCGCGCGCGCACTTGAATATTTCCGCGAATATGAGCTCAGAAACACGCGTCACATCCGCGCGCGGAATGGCGCGCTGAAGATCCGTGTAGTAGCGCAATCCAAGATCCTGTAGGCGCGTAAGAGTAATCTCTTGGCGTTTGACGTGATCCAAGAGTGTCGTGCGCGTTGTTATTCCGCGCGCGATTAATGATTTGATGGTTGTTGGACCAAATCCGAGCAATTTATCAAATTCAAGTGATGCTTGAATGCCAGGGCGCGCGAGAAGTTCATCAAGCTCGCGAATATGGCCAGTTGCGCGATATTCCGCAATCTTGGTGCTAATATGTGTTCCGCCCATACCAGTTGCATTCGCGCGCCGATACGCAAGCGCGCGATATTGTTCGCCCTGCGCGTCTGCGATTTTCGCAAATAGTTCAAAGGCAGCTGTGAGAGATGCGTATTGCGCGCTCATAGTTTCCTCACAGATTGATCAACGATATCGCCGTTGTTTATATTGTATGAGCGAACTTCGATCTTTGGGTTGAATGCAACTTTCTTCTTGCGCGCGACACTCGGAGGCGCAACAATCGGTGTCACAGCAATTGGTTGCGCATCACTCGGGGGCGCAACAATCGGGATCACAACAGTCGGTGGCACATCATCGTGTTCGAATGGCATAATAGGTACAATATCCGCTTGCGAGACGCACGCAAGCGGAGTATAATCGCGCGCAATTGGTAATGGTGACGCGCGCAATTTTGCAATAAAAACGACAACAAGAATAACAAAGAGAATTAGAATTTCAATCATTACGTTTGGGTGGCGCAGTATATTCTTTGATCACAAGTTCTTCATTTATCGCGGTTTCAAACGCACCAAAATTCGTTTGTATTGCGGATATGGGTGTCGCAAAGCTCTTCAACAGGCGCATTACGTAAATGTGCGCAACACCCGGCAAAAGATGTTGGTAATTGAGTGTACCGAAAAATGCGCGCAATTCATCAGTCATAAACAAACTTTCTATGATTATGCCTTCGAAGCTCATAATAAATGTCGCGTGATCTGGTAACCATAAATCGCTTGGTTTACGAACAGAACTAATAACGCCCTCTTCTGGTATTTCACTGTGACCAAAATCTATAATCTTGACGAAAAAGCCAAAGAATGGTATATTCCATTCGCGATTATCCATTTTGTAGCGCAAGTAGTGGCGATGATTGAGGTATTTTGCGCCATCGTGCGCGAGTTTGATCATAATATTGTGCACGTATAAATCGCCATGGCGGAATCGCGGCCACACGCGTTGCGCGACTTCTAGAGTGTAGTAAATTTGGAATATAATCGCCTGTATCATTAAATCGCGCTCTGACGGAAATAATGGCGCATACCGCATGATGTATTCTTTGATATTGAATTCGCAGAATTCGCTGAATATAATCGCGAATTGATCTTGCGCCATACCCGTGTCCAAATACGACGCAAACGCGCATAACAAGCTTTGCGGACGCTTGTCATTATTCGCGTGCCCTAATAGCATCTGCGTGCACTTCTCCTTGTCAAGAATAAAATCGCGTACGCCAGTGCAGCGCGAAATCGCCAGGATTTCTATAAAGTGCGGGCTATATCCGCGATCAATAATCTTTGTCTTAATCGCGCGAAATATATTGATTTCTGCATCTACGACGGGACTTTTAGATCCGCCTGGTTTCTTCCACAGATCATAAGACAAAAATGTATAGAGCGCAATTTTCACAAAGAATTTAATATCCTCGACCGCGCAACTATAATTTCCAGAGGTTCCAAAGGAGGACATTGCTTGCGCTTCGACGATATGTTTGGCTAATTGACCAATATTCGCGCATCCCAGGAGTTTTTTGATTTCCGCAGCCATAACGAACAATTGAATTTTCGATAGCGGATATATAATGGCGCTTATACTTGCGAAAGGACCAAGTGAGAATATCAAGCGCTTGTACAAGAAGATTGAGCGCGAAGGATACACATACAAACACCCCTGTGGAATGACCATCGTTATTCCGTCACAAAGTGCGCATGTTTGCGCGCACGGCTATTTACCCGCGAATCTATTTGGTCTTAAGTATCCTTCTCCGCGCGAAATATCTGATGTGATTCTTTACTATGATCCGCATGATCGCATTCCGCTCGCGGATGGCGCGCTCATTCATCTAGCGCGCACTTATTTTGATGATCCGCGCGGTGAAGATCAGCTTGTGCAACCACAACTGACCGAAAGATTGCGTCTGATTCCGCGAGTGTTACACATGGTGAATTCCGTAGATAGTCCGCACTATATCTTTCGCGAACGGTGCGTAATGATCGAACCAGGATCAATTAGGGATGCGGTGTGTCATCAGTGCCATAAGAAACTCACGAATGTGCACTTTGAGAAACTTTATACCAAAGGAACATATTGCGAAGAATGCACGCATGGCAGCGACTCAACACTTGTTGTACGCGGTAATGCGGATTATCTCGCAACGCCATCTCGCGCGGGACAATTCTTGATAGATCAAATTGCAATTCACTTCAGTATTGAAATGATCCTATTTCCTGGCGAAATGCAACTTATTTTCCTCATTGGGAACGATTATTATATCAGTCGCATGCCAATTCCCGCGCGATACATGCGCGAGTCATACAGCGCGCGGAAACGCCTGCGAATAACCAAAAAAGTAATTGCGGATGCGTTTAGCGAACATCCAGCGCACGGATATCCGCACGCAGATGAAGCATTCAGTGAGTTCCTTTCCGAAATAGCAGCGTAGTCGCACAGCGGAGCTCCTTTTTTTGCGCGCGCGATTAACTCGCTTGCATCCAACAATAACCGCAATTCGCGCATTGGATTGCGAGAGATGGCGCTTCGTCGCTACTCCGCGTCTGCACTTCGCGCACGTACGTTTGGCGCGCGTTACACTTCCTACAAGTATGCACACTGGATGTCTTTTGCTCAATCTTCTGTTGCTTGCGCAGCTCCATTTCGTCATGTTCCGCGCGCATCACGCTCGGGCATAACGCGCGCACATCATCGCGCAATATTTGCGCCAAACGGCACGCGTGCGCGCGACCCTCCAAGATTCCGCAAATCAATTCGCACTTATCATCGCGCAAAAGATCCGCAATTTGATACGCAAAGTTCGAATATGCAGACATGTAATGTTCAATATCAACTGATTCTTGTAGCGCTGTTTGGCGACATCCGTACTCCATTTGTGACGCAATGTAGAATGTCGCGGATCGCTCGCTCTCCGGTGTCTTGCAGCGCGTGAATTTCTGTACCATTCTTGCACCTTTTTCGCGCGCATAATCCGCAATTAGTTTATCGGCATCCATAGCACGCGTGCGCATTAGAGTGAGCGCGCCAAGTACGCGCGAATGAAGCGTATTGATAATAAGTGTGCGCGCTTCCATTGTTCTCTATATGCGCAATCTATTGATTCAATTTGCGCGCGATCGTGGCAATGTCGCGCGCGGCTTCTTCCGCGGGATCAGAGTTGCGCTCTAAGATAATAGGTGCGCCTCTCTCGCGCGCCCATTCAATTGCGGACATATATCCATCTTCTAGCGCCCAAATCTCTCCATCTCCAAGAGTTGTATGAATATCTGTGTGCGTACCTATTGGCTCCGTTGAGTCATTCAAATGCATCGCGATGGGTATATCCGCGCGAATTGAGTGTAACCACGTTGCGCAACTTTCGCGCGTCGCGAGATTCGCACCTGCGGCCCAAACGTGCGCAGTATCCACACATAAGCCAATGCCGCGCGGAGGAGCATCTCCAAAGATCGCATTGAGCGCGCGCGGATCCGCGAATCGCGCGTCATATGACATAGTTTCAATAAAGATGCGTGGTTCGCGCACGCTCTCCACCTTTGCGATTGACTCAGAGAGCCGCTCGATCACGAGCTCATTGCCCGCGCGCTCGAAAACGCGCGCACTACAGTGTATAACCACGTCAGCGCGGCTTTCGGCGCATGCTGCGACAATCGCGTCAACGCGCACAAATACATCGTCCGTCAAGGATTGTGCGGACCATGGAATATCAGTATATGACGCGTGAAAGAGTATTTCACCGCGAGTCCGCGCTCCCAGTTGCTGCGCAATCTCGCGCGTGATGTTGAGATGCGAATTGCGCGGTCCGGATACGAACATTGTGACACATGGTGTTACATAAGGCGCGTGCGTTGCGATGAATTCGCACGCTGATTCTATTGTTGCGGCGTACGATACTTTTTTGCGCGCGTGGAATCCAATGACAAGAGGATTCTGCATTTGTTATATAAGAGTGCGCTAATATGGAAAAGAACGACCAATTGTGGGAATCTGTGTTACACGAAAATGAGCGCGCGCTTCTTTGCGACGAGAATACAACTCCCCCTAGCACCGGATGGGTAATTGCGGCGCAAATTATGAACGCGCAGGATATTGCGACATTCATTGAAGTAACCGCGCAATCGCACAATTGCAACCCAAGTGACATTTCGTATTTCTATGAGCCAGTTGTGGGTGATGATGGGCGCATTCTCCTTAGTGAACTCTCACTGGTATTTGTGATGACATCTCTCACGAATGGAGTACTTATTGATCGCCAAATACACACTATTCGCGTGGTTGTGCCACAAGAAGTACAACAACGCGCGCGCGCAATGCTCGAAAGTCAAACGGAAGCACCAAAGTCGCGCGCGCGCAAAGGTCGCACAACTAAAAAGGCCGCGCCTAGTATATAGAGATGCCCGCGAATACTGCGCTTGTATGCACTGGAGGTGTCGTTCTCGATTGCGCGTACGCCACGCAAATTCGCGCTTATTTGCGCACTCTTACATGTATCTATCGACCGCGCGTTGGCGCGCCAAAACAATGCACTATTTCGCGCGCGGTTGATCAACCAAATGGAATAAAGATTCTGCTGTTGCCACGTAGCGCGATTCGGGCGCTACGTGACGCGCGAATTCCTTTGTACGTTCAGATGCCGCATACGCGCTCATTTCCGCGCGAAATCGCGATACCAATGGAATTCTTATATGACGACCAACAACTCATTGTCGCGCACATTCGCGCGCTCTGGCGCGGGAAAACGCGCGAATTTAGTCGCGCGGCATCCGCGTGCTTAAATCTAAGAGCAGGATACGGTAAAACATTCGTAGCTGCGGGCATAATCGCGCTCATGCGCGCGCGAACTTTGTATATAGTGCCATCGCGCGAGCTCGCGCGCCAGACGTGCGCGGATTTGCGCGCGTGCTTTGGTGAGAGTGTTACAGTTGAGTATGCGACGAATACGCGCGAATTGCGCGCGCTTGCGGATGATGAAGCGCGCAACACACTCATTTGCGTCGCAGTTATCAATACGATAGTGCGCGCCTATCCGCGCGCGGAAGGACAGATCGCGCGCGCGTTTTCGCTCGTAATATTTGATGAAGCGCACACGTACTGCTCATCAAAGCGCATTAATATCTTTTGGATTGCGCAAACGCGATACATGCTAGGAATGTCCGCAACGGTTGGTGATAGGCGCGATGGCTTTGATTTCGCGCTCGCGCATCATCTTGCGCCAATGATTGATGCCGCAACTGATATTCCGGGATTTGCGTACGGCAACACTCAATTCCAGTGCCAAGTGCGCGCAATTTACTATCACGCGCGCGATGAATATGCGCAAAATTTGCGCCATGAAGCTACTGACCATGTGTTCGCGCACTACATGTACGAGCAATTCGCGCGCGATGGTGCGCGAAACGCGCTCATTGTGCAGACAGCGCGCGAATTGCTCGCAGAGGGCCATAATGTCTTCATATTTGCGGAGGAGCGCGCGCACGTGGAACTGATTGCGCGCGATATTGAGGCACTTGCGGGGGCTCCGCGATGCGTGATATTCTATGGCGGAGTATCAGACGATGAGAGGCGAGTCGCACTCTGCGGTGACGCGCGCGTGATTGCGGCAACTTATGGATATTCTGGTACTGGCGTATCAATTGTGCGCATGACTGCAATGATACTCGCGACACCGCGCTATTCTGGTATGAAGCAAATCGTTGGGCGAATTCTTCGTCGCGGATCTGATATCGCAATTCCGCGCGTCATTGTGGATATCGTGGATAAAAAAACTTGTCTTGCGCGCCAATTTACATTGCGGAAAAACGCGTACAAATTTTACGGCGCAACGTATGAAAAAAGAGTTGTTCGCGCGGATAATTAATCTTCCGCGAACGCCGCGTGACATTCGTCGCGTATTTTTTGCATGGTATGCGCGGGCAATTTCTCCGCATATTCCGCGAGCAACTTTTCCGTTGATTCGCGCGTAAGCTCTCCATTTGCTTGCGCGTGGCCTAGTTTGTTGAGAATCTCCGCTCTATACGCGTCCGCAGTCTTAATTGCGTCATCTGGTAGGTTTTCATCAACTGCATCAAGAGACGCAATGTAGCGCGAAATACGCCCGACATTGCAAACTGTGCCACGCACACCCTCCGCACACTCTGCGAGCGCGTTGAGCAGCGAATCATGTAAGTTATCCTTGACACGATCTTCTTGCGTATAAAACGCGCGTTCCATGACAAGGCGCAGAGCCTCAAGTTCGCTGATTTTGTATCGCATGCAATAATCATTGGCTTGTGCGCGCCGCAATGTGCGCTCTATTTGTTCTTTTTTCGCGTGATCTCGCGCGGCAACAATGTGATTGATTTCATCAATGCATGCGATATCATCAAATAGATGCAAATCATGCGCGCGCAAATACGTGATGCGGCGCGATACTTGATCACCGAGCGCGGAATCATGCACGTTTTCTGGATCTGGTGCCCACGCGACGACAGGAGCCGCGACGACAGGAGCCGCGACAACGGGAGCCGCGACGACTGGTACGCGCGTGGGTGTGTTATCCACTATGTGATATTCCACGGCAACTTTCGGAGGCACAATGGGCGCAGCAATCTCTTGCGCGCGCCTATCAAGTGTATCGTCACCAAAGATGCGCGCACGATCGCCTCCGCGCGCGTTCTCTTCATTGCGCTTTTCAATGGCCGCATGTATCGTCGCGCGCGCAAGTGATGATGTCGCTTGTAATTGTCGCGCGATTTCTTTGCGATGCGCGCGCGTTTCCATGCGCGCAAATAATTTGTCTTGGAGATCATCTTGATAATGCAAAAGAATTGTCGCGCGCGTAAACAGCTCATCAGAATCGAGTTTGCGAACATCGCGCGTTTCATGCAGGTACGCTTTGCGCTCTTCCGGGTTATCTAGCGCGACAATGCGCTCGTATTTGCGTCGTTTGCGCGCGCGAGGACGCGCGAATGCAAGAATGATTGCGACAACGAGCGCAATGAGAGCTACGAAAAGGATAAGGTGCGCGAATGGTGTCATAGTCGCAGAGCTTTAGTAATAGATGTAAGACGCTCCGTATCGCTTGAACTTTTGTTCGTTAGCATCTTGCGGAACTCTGTATATTCTACAATATTACTTTCGGGATTCGCAAGAATATACTCGTTGTACGTCGCGGTTGTATGATTCCAAAACCAATCGCGTAAAGTGCGCGCCTTCTCTTCTGGAGTTGCGAAATCTTCCTCTCTATTGTGCCGATACGCACGCCAAATGAAGAGAAAGACTAGGATAAGTGCGCACGCGAGCGCAAGTGATACTATCATTAAAATTGATTCGCAAATATATATTATTAGCGAAACTTATGCCCATTGCGCGCACTAAAACGGATGATTTGTTGTTTGCAGAAGCAATCGCGGACATGGAAGATGATTGGGTCACTCTAATGCGCGAAACTGGCCTAATGGATGATGCGCGCGCGATTCTTGCACGCATAGAGCAGAAATATGACGTAATCGCGGATACAATTTGTCCTGCAGCCGCGGATATATTCGCATTCGCGCGATTTCCGCTCGCAAACGCGCGCGTTGTGATTATAGGCCAGGATCCATATCCTAACCGCGCGCATGCATGCGGACTCGCGTTCAGTGTCCCAAATGGAATACCAGTACCTGCGAGCCTTAGAAACATCTTTGGCGCTCTAGTGTCGCAACAGCTTATGCCGCGCGAGAGTGCGCGAAATGGCGATTTAAGTACGTGGTGTCAGCAGGGCGTAATTCTGCTTAATACTGCGCTAACAACAATCGCAGGAAAGAGTGGCGCGCATGTTGATGAATGGGCGCCATTCACGCGCAAACTTGCTGCTGAGATTGGTCGCGCGCATCCTGGTCTCGTGTATCTCCTTTTCGGGAAAACCGCGCGCGCTCTTGCGTCACAAGTGCCGTCAACGTGCGCATATTTGGAATGGTCGCATCCTTCACCACTTTGCAGATGTAATCAAGATGCGCTTAATCCGGAGAACTTTGTGAATTGCCCGCATTTTCGCGTCGCAAATAACATGATTCAAGCGCGCGGTGATACGCCTATTAACTGGGATCCATCAGCGCGCGACCAACGGGAACGCAATAATCGGAAGCGCGCACCCACGCGCGAATTAACGACGATAAGTGGATCACTGGAGAAAATCATGTTGGACCCAGATGATGACTTAGTGTGCCCTGACGAACGAACGTTGTATGCATTTGTGGATGGCGCGGCAAGAGCCAATGGAAAGAAGAATGCGTCCGCAGGATATGCAGTCGCGGTTTTCAATAGTATTGAGGAATACTTAATTGTTGGCACTGTAGAACCAAGCGCGACCGCGCCACCAACAAATAATCGCGCGGAACTCATGGCATTGCGCGATTTGTTCGCACTTGTATCAACTGAGAACTTTATTCGCGACGTTCGCGACATGCCTTTGCATATTGTGTATGATAGCGCATATGCCGCCGGTTGCGTGCGCGAATGGTATGAAGAATGGTGCGCGAAAGTACCGCAAGAGATCAAAGCAAATCTTGATATTATTTCAGTCGCGCACGATTTTCGCGCACGCGTGGAAGCTGCGCGCACAATAACATGGGAGAAAGTTAAATCGCATACGCGCGAACCTGCGCGCGATGCGGATGACTACGCATGGTATAAATGGCGCGGAAATAAGCTCGTAGACGCGCTCGCGAGCGCAAAAAATTAATGATCCGCGCGAAAACGCGCGCGCTGTGATTCTCTTTTTTGCGCGCGAAATGTACCCGCATCTCTTAGATCCAGCAATTCAGCCATGCAACTTGTCGCGCGCTCATATGGATCATTGGGTGGCAATACTAGCGGACCAGAACTCCCAGTGATAAATTGCGTTTTATTAATGTCATGGCGCGGTGCAACTGGCGCGCGGTCATCGGTATCAATGTCCGCGCTTGTGAGAAGTCTACCAGCGCGCACTTTATTTTCGAGACGCGCGACACGTTCGTGATCATCACTGAATTCCGTAACTTTGTCCGCAATGCCGAATTGGCGCGCGATTATAGACGCAAGTGTAATGATTCGCGCGACAACGGATGCAGCCGCGAATGGATCGCATCTATTTGGCGGAAGTGTTCCTTTCCAATGATCATTGACGACACTTGGATCAATAACGCAGATCTTGGGCATATTTTGCGGAAATGCATGGTGAATTGCTTGTACATCGCGCTCACTATTGTGTTGCGCGCACACGATCGCGGCATGAAGATGCGGATTATAGCCCGCGCGCAATCCATCTTGCACATGGATGGGATAATCGAACCGTATGCCTGTTGTAAGTTCCATTGCGACAAGACACTTGTATATAGGGCGCAAATCGGATACGTGCGCGTTCCAGCATCCCGCGAGTTCGCGCGTTGTAGAGCCAGTGAATGTTTGGAAATCGTGAATTGTTGCGTAGAAATATTGCGAACACGGACCCGGTTTGCATCCAGTCTTTCCGGGTAGCAAATCTGCGCGCGCGCATACACACTCATCGCGATGTTTGCGCGATTGCGCGCAGTAAAAGCGCATTATTGTGTGCGGACCGCAATATGGATGATCGTCATCAATTTCAATGCGCAATTGTGGCTTGTTGATGAGCGCTTCTAGGGATTGCCCATCATGTACTGCGCAACATAGCGCGCAAACTGATTCTAGTTGTTCTTGAATGGGTACATACATTGGAACGCTGATATGCGCGCAAGGGTGAAAGCGACGAAAGTCACGCATTTGGAGGGCATTATATGTGAGGAATGCGCTAGCAGGAGTCGCCATAAATCACTAGGATTGTACTTCACCATCGCTCATTCATTTTTTGCTTGCGTGCGGACAATTGAATATCCGCGCGCGAGTATATAGAAATGGCAACAGAACCGATATTTCGGCGCGGCATATCGCTCTATGATTATCAGGTGGAAACTATGGATCGCATTATCCAGATGGAAGCGAACACGGCCTCAATGCGCGGACACATTCCACTTACTGAACCTTTTGGATCCGGTAAAACCTTTATTATTCTTGGGTTAATCATGAAGAGCCCTGTGCCTGCGATAGGACCAGTTATGTTATGCGGTAGCGCAAGTCGCGATCCATATGCGACGCTAGAGATAAAATACGCGAATCAGATCATTCGACCAAGCGCAATTATCGTCGCGCGGAGTGTGTATGCCCAATGGTTGCGCAATTTACGCACGTACACTACTTTGCGCGTGTTTGAAGTGAAAGATAAACCAACCGCGCGGAAACTCGCGGTTATGGCGACAAATGGCGAAACGAATGATTATGATGTTGTTCTCATCAAGTATGGTAAAACAAGTGGAATCGCGGATGGAAAATGCGAATTATGCAAGATCATTAGTGGGGAAACATTGCCACTTGTGTGGGCGCGCGCGATCTATGATGATGTGGATTTGATTGCGGAGTCAACGTGCATGCGCGCGATTAGCTCCATATTTGTTACGGGCGCAACTGATTTCAAATATTATAAGAAACAGAAACCGTTTGAAAATCCAGTCGAACACGCGGACACGCGCGACTTGCTTGTTGATTTACCGCGCGTTAGTCATGTGTTTTGTTCCGG